CACCGTCTTGGCAATACGCTCGTCTTCCATGATGTATTTGAAGACAGAGTCGTATATCGGGTTGGCGATATGTACGATCATGATTCCTATGAGTTATGCGTTGGTTAGTAATGCGTTTTACCTTACAACAAAGGTAAGCATAATTTGTGGATTTCCATTCATACAGAGGGCGAAATGTGAAAAGATACTGGATTTGAGTGCCCTTAGAATCCAAACAAATGATAATGGCAAAGACGTTTTGACCACATTCCCAACTTTTTTCGTACCTTTGCGGAAATAAAGGGCGCTCAATATTCAGCGGTGTTTAGGCTGCATGTGTTTGGGGCGCCAGTCAAATATAGTAACAAATCTAAAGCAACAAATATAATGGCTCAAGAAGACGTTTTCAAGAAAATCGTTTCGCATTGCAAGGAATATGGTTTCGTGTTCCCCTCAAGCGAAATTTATGACGGTCTTGCCGCTGTCTATGACTACGGTCAGAATGGTGTAGAACTTAAGAATAACATCAAGCAATATTGGTGGCAGTCAATGGTGCTGCTTCACGAAAACATCGTGGGCATCGATTCAGCCATTTTTATGCATCCAACCATCTGGAAGGCTTCCGGACACGTTGATGCCTTCAATGATCCCCTCATTGACAACCGCGATTCAAAGAAGCGCTACCGTGCCGATGTTCTGATTGAAGACCAGATTGCAAAATACGACGAGAAAATCGAAAAGGAAGTGGCCAAGGCTCGCAAACGTTTTGGCGAAGCTTTCGATGAGGCTCAGTTCCGTTCAACCAACGCACGTGTGTTGGAACACCAGGCCAAGCGTGACGCCCTCCATGAGCGTTATGCTGAGGCCATGAATAAGATGGACCTTGCTGAACTCAAGCAGATTATTCTCGACGAAGAAATCGTATGCCCCATTTCTGGTACACGCAACTGGACCGACGTCCGTCAGTTCAACCTCATGTTTAAAACCGAGATGGGTTCAACGGCTGATGGCGCTTCAACCATCTATCTCCGTCCAGAGACCGCGCAGGGAATCTTCGTCAACTACCTCAACGTGCAGAAAACGGGTCGCATGAAGCTCCCCTTCGGTATCGCACAGATTGGTAAGGCTTTCCGTAACGAGATTGTTGCGCGTCAGTTCATCTTCCGCATGCGCGAGTTCGAACAGATGGAAATGCAGTTCTTCGTGAAGCCGGGAACAGAAATGGAATGGTTTAAGTTCTGGAAGAAAACCCGTCTCGCCTGGCATGAAGGCCTCGGATTCGGTGACGAATGCTATCGTTATCACGACCACGAGAAGTTGGCCCATTACGCCAACGCCGCCACCGACATCGAATTCAAGATGCCGTTCGGTTTCAAGGAAGTGGAAGGTATTCACTCACGCACCAATTTCGACCTCTCGCAGCACGCCAAGTTCTCAGGTCGTAAGATATTGTACTTCGACCCAGAGACCAACGAGAGCTATATCCCTTACGTCATCGAGACCTCTATCGGTGTCGACCGTATGTTCCTCAGCGTGATGTGCCACAGCTACCAGGAAGAAAAGCTCGAAAACGGAGAAACCCGTGTAGTCCTCAAGTTGCCAGCAGCCCTCGCACCGGTGAAGCTCGCCGTGCTCCCGCTCGTCAAGAAAGACGGACTGCCTGAGAAGGCACGCGAAATCATGGACGACCTCAAGTTCCACTTCAACTGCAAATACGACGAGAAAGACTCCATCGGCAAGCGCTATCGCCGCCAGGATGCCATCGGTACGCCTTACTGCATCACCGTTGACCACGACACGCTCAACGACAACTGCGTCACATTGCGTAACCGTGACACCATGGAGCAGCAGCGCGTTTCAATCGACAGCCTGCGTTCGCTCATCGAAGACAAGGTCAGCATCACGTCTCTGCTCAAGAAACTCTGATACGCTCAGAGCCGTATTACGAAAGAAATATCCAATCTGGGGAGAAGCACAAAACATTTCTCCCCAGAACTTTTGGTAGGCGTTCAAAGCAGACCAAACGGCTTTTGCATCGTTGCGCATTCTGAAATGAAAAGCAGATGAGCGTTCCAGCCATCCATGCGCTTTCATCGTTGCCGCCAAACGGCAGTTTTAGGTTGCCCCGAACTTCAAGGCCATACATTAACTTTGACCGTCAACTTACATTCCCAAAGCCCATGAAGCGACTTTTAAAATTCATTTTCGTCCTGCCAACCCTTCTGTTTGCTTTCACATCCTGCGAGGAAACCGAGAGCACAGAAGACATGCAGTATGCCAATTGGCAAGCACGCAACAGCAGTTACTTCACCGAGACAATGAATACGGCCAAGAATGCCATTGCCGCCGCCAAAGCCCAATATGGCAACGACTGGGAAGCCCATTGCGACTGGCGCATCTATTGTTCGATGTACAACGATGCCACCCAAACGGGCTCTCCGACCGACTCCATCGCCGTCTTCATCAAGGAGCGCGGAACAGGAAGCGGTTGTCCGCTTTACACCGACACCGTGCGTGTCAACTTCATGACGCGCACCATCCCCAACGAACTGGGAGAAGATGCCGAGTCAAAAAAACTCGGCAAGCTCGTCAGCTATTCTGGTGTTAGCAAGAATGAAGCCGACATATTCAGTCCGCTCTATTGCATGCCAAACAAGGTGGCCGTCAGCAACAACGTGGAGGGCCTCACCACGGCGCTCCAATATATGCACATCGGAGACCGTTGGCAGGTGTACATACCGAGCGAGTTGGGCAACGGTGTGAACGGCCTTACAAACATTCCAGCCTATTCCACATTGATCTACGACATCCAGTTGAAAGCCTATTATCGCGTTGGTACAACGGTGCCAAACTGGCGTTGACGTCTCGCCAGTCGGCGACGTAAGATGTGAAAACTTCCAGGCGATTTAGGACGGAGGGATACACTGGAAATAAAAGGCCAGTCAGTATGTATATTATAAATTAGGTGCTGATTTCATCGACCATCATACATCTAAGTAAAAAGCGCAGACCAACGGACAAATCATGCGAAGTTGGCCTGCGCTTTTATTTTTCCTCCGAGGAGTCAGTCGGTATTCCGAAAAAATCACTATCTTTGCAAATGAATAGCGCCTGTGGCGAAATTGGTAGACGCGCCAGACTTAGGATCTGGTGTTTTACGACGTGTAGGTTCGAGTCCTATCAGGCGCACAATTATAATTGATTTTCAGCGAGTTACGGAAAATGTGTGACATAATGTGTGACATTTTAAGTAACTCGCTATATTTTATCGAACAAATTCATGGCATTTTTCTTAGCTTCGTCGGCTATATCTATATATGGCTTCATGGCTCTATAATCGGAATGCCCAGTCCACTTCATGACGATAGACGGCGCGATTCCGAGCATGAGCGCATTACAGATAAATGTACGACGACCGCAATGTGTGCCAACTGCCTTCCACTTGGGCTTGCTCTCTGTTATTTTTCTGTCGCCTACATAATGTGTGCTTGTTATGACTTCGTTTAACTCACACTGGCGGCATACTTCTTTTATATAGTTGTTCATCTTCTGGTTGGATGCGACTGGCAATGCTTTATCTCCTTCCATTTTCGTGTATTTATCAAGGATTGAACTGGAGTATTTGTTCAATTCGATTTTTAGTGCGGCATTTGTCTTCTGAGTTATGACATTGATTATTCCATTTTGTATGTCGGATTTCTTCAGTTTGGCGACATCGGAATAGCGCAAGGAAGTGAAGCAGCAAAAACAGAATACATCTCTCGCGCGTGATAAGTAACCCTCCTTAAACTGATGGCTATACACTTTCATTAGTTCATCCCAAGTTAGGAATACTACGCTGTTGTTTGATTGCTTTAGCTTTGTTCGATAAGTAGTAAAGCTCACATCCTTAATGATGCCCTTTGTGACGAACCATCGGAAGAACCATTTAAGCATGGATATTTTCTTCTTTACTGTCTCGTTCTGATAGCCTTGCGTAATAAGGTAATCGCGAAATTTAGAGAGCATGCCAGCGTTTATGTCTTCTATTTTTGCCGATGGCAAGAAGTCGTGCAAGTTATGCCATATCTGATTATGCTTATACCTTACTGATGATGACCATCCACTTTCTTTCCCAGCCTCTTCTACGTATTTATTATAGAGGTCAAACAGGTTTTTATTTTTTGAAATCCCGTCCTCTTTTATTCTAAACAAGGAAGAAATGTCTTCCTTAAACTGGTCGTATGTCGGTGTCTCTTTGTACGCATCTGCCAAGCGGATTATTTCGCTTTCGTATCGCTGTATCTCCGTATTTATTCTTGACGCAGGTGCCTTTTCTTCGCCATGCGTGGTGTTTCGTTTGCACCGTTGCGTATCCCTATCCCATTTGGCTGAGTCTACCTTATATCCAAGGGAGAAGGTAAAGCGCTTCATCTGATACCGTATCGTCAATCTGAGGTCTCCGCGCGTGTCTGGGGAGAATAGTATGCTGTATTTCATGGGCGGGAAATTTTAAAGCCCTATCGATTAAGGTAGGGCTTTGTTGGTTGTGATATTAATAGTGTGTTTACATTACCATAAGGCAAGTTTTCCGCATGCGCCCAAATCAAGAGAGGCGGTTTTGACCCCAAGGGCTTTGAATATACGTCCCAGCATCTGAAAACTGATATTTCGCCCGTTTTCCATTTTGGAAACCTGCGAGCAATTCACGCCAGCGCGTTCCCCGAGTTCTGCTTGTGTCATTTTCTGTTCGGTGCGTGCCTTTCTGATTACTTCTCCGATTTGGAACGCCCGTACAGATTCTTCCACTTCCATATCAAACTTGTTTCTTTCCACGGTTCCTTTCTTGCCTATGAGTTCATCGGTTATTTCGTCCAACGAATATGACTTCATGTTTCCTATCTGCTTCATTTTGACTTGTGATTTAATTCCATGTATTTATCCATTATTGCCTTGGCTTTGCTTAATTCCTTAATCGGTGTTTTCTGTGTCTTTTTAACAACGCCATGAGTAACTACTACCAACGAATTTGTGTGTGCGTCCCAAAAAGAGAAAAGCCTATAGGAGATGCCGTTACTTTGTGCGCGAAACTCCCATATTCCCGAGTCTCCTAATTTTTTGAATATCTCGTTATTTCTTTCTCCTTTCTTCACGCGGTTCATATTGCGTATTATCTTTTCACGCGCTTGTTGGTTTAAACTTCTAAGGAAATCTGCCGCATCCTCCAGTATGATTATTTCGATTGTATGCGAGTTCATTGTTTTACCATTTCAATCTTTTATAACTCCTTTAGCCATTTACGGCCGCTCTTGGTGTGAGAAATCCAAAAGTTGAAAATGAGTGCAATGATAGTAATCAGTGCAAATAACAAAGATAAGCAGTTCATCATTTCTTTATTTTAGTGGCCGTCAAGCCATCTTTTACCATTCTTCGTGTGCATCCAAATCAAGATACCACCGCTAATTATAATCATAATTAGGTAGAATATATTGAGTAAGTTAAATACATTTTCCATTTCCGCTTTATTTTTTATTATTTAATTTATAAGCTATTGTCGCAAGGAATGTTGTAAGTAATGTACCGAATATCAAAGACAAAATGGAAGAAGCAGTCAAATCGTTATCCAATATCAAGACTGACGATATGGCTCCCAATACCATTGTTGTAAATATGGTCTTTGCCAAGTCGTAAAAGAACTTTGCGAGTTCTTTTCTTTGTTCATCGTTGTTATTCCTTTCCATTAGACGAAGCTATGTCTAAAAAGAAATACAACGGCAAAGATGCTGATGATTTCGCTTTTGGCTACGTTGAAGTCGGTATATCTGTCGCGGTTGGCATCTGTCGTCCGAAGGGTGTATGAATCAGCATTCTCAATGAGGATTCTGAGACGTACGCCATGCGGTTTCGTGTCAATGACATAATAATCTCCGTTAACGATGTGTTCTGTCTCTGGCAGTCTTCTGATGCCTATGAGGTCTCCGCTGGTGAAGGATGGTGTCATGGAATTATCCTGCACTCTGTATAAAATATCTATCTGCTTCATGAATCCTTCTACAGAGAATATCTCCATGTTTGCAGCACCATTCTTTATGTTTGCATATATATCATAGTCTGGCATATTGTACATATATGATGGAATGATTGGACGCGCGTCTTCGTATGCGCTTTTTACCTCCAAGTTCTGTGCGGCGATGTTGCCGCCTTCCGCCCCTCCACGCATATAGTAATTATTCTCCATTCTTGCGCCTGGTGAGTGATGGTTGTTTTGCTGTGCCATTGGTCGCGGCGCATTTTCGTTGAGCATGTTACCTGTTTCCCATAGAATCCAATCAAAATTTAATTCAGGGAAACGAGCCTTTATTTTCTCCATTGTTCTCCGTGTAATCTTTTGCTTCCCATCAAGCATTTTACTGAGATTACTTGGTTCTATACCTACACTATTCGCGAAAGCATTCATGGAATACCCGAATACTTGTAGGCGTTCTTTTCTTTGTTCTCGTAATGTCTGCATAGTATTATAATATCAAACCATACAATAAGATTTAAACTATAAAGTAAATACCTGTTTTTACTTTGGTAATAACAGGTATACCTTATCTTTGCAATGTATTCCAAAACAAGTTACACAACACGTTTGCGGAATATCTATCGCAAAAATAGCGATTAAATATCTAACAAGCAAGACTTGAACCTAAAAATCTACTCCGTTGGATTTAACAATTAAAAAACTGATATAATATGGAATTAAGAATCGTTATTTACAAGAATCCAAATTACAGCTTTGATAAAGAGCACGGCAAGCCTTGTATCGGTGCGGTTGTCACAAGTGATGAAATTTACAACAAAAGTAGTCCATACAGCGGCAATTCAGACCCATCTAACAGGCAGGACGCTGAAACGTTTGCTGACTACGGCGAAATAACGAAGCGAATCAGGCAATTGGTCTATGATTATTACTCAGCCAAAAGTTCTAATAACTCGTCAAGTGTTGGTGAAGAGAATGATACTTCTAAGTTCCCATCTAAATAGACCTTCGTTTTGTCTCCGTTGCGAAAAATAGCTTTAATAGAATCAAGATTAATATAATCATATTGTTTGTTGGCATCGTGTATTTCTACTATACGGCCATAACGTTTTAAATCACTCATATATTTATGGATTTGAAAATTATAGTTCATACTGAACCGTTTAGTTCGGATAACAAGCCAAGTGTTTTGGCGAGTTTAATCCCCTATTACGATATAGAAAACTTCATGGATAGCGATAAGGTAGACCCATCTCACGGAGAAGTAATTGCCCAATGTCAGTTTTACGGTGAAGTCACCAAGCGAATTAGGGCGGTGGTTGAAGAGTTATATAAGGAAAAATACAATCACATTAACAATTGACCTATGTATCTGAATATCAAATTAAGGTTTTACGGTAAGCATTACAGCCAAGAAATGGAGGTATTGAACGACCCACATTGTGGGAATGACGGCCCGATAGACGTGTCAAGTGATGAAGTCATGCGGCAGTTGTCTGACCTCAGCGAAGCGGCCAAGCACATCAAGCCGATTATAGAAGATTACTGCGAGAAGCGGAAGAATTCATCTGAGTAAATCTGACAATACGCGCTTAAAGTCCTCGAAGATGGTATAGTTATCACCATTTGTCATGTAAACGGTGATACGGTCTGCCTCTTCTCTTACGGCATACACGTGATTACGATTGATATATGTGTAGTGAACATGGTCGTCATGAATCTTCACTCTTACGAAATCGCCCTTACTCTCTGTCGATTCCTGCTTTTGCTGCACCGCGTTCTCCTCTCCTAAAACCATAGAGCCTTCTCCTGTAAGGAGCCAATTGAGATTGAGAGATGGGTAAATCTTAGATATTTTCTCTAACGTTGAACGTCTGGTATTGTCTCCCATTTTAGATACAGAGCCGTTGCTAAGATTGCAATTACGCTCAAATTCAGCAACATTCATTTCTAAGTGGCTGATAAATGTAAGGATTCTTTCGTTTAGATTCATAGTTGTAAAGTGTTAAATTAGAAATAAAATCTAAGATTTATTTGGTTACAATAGATATTATATCTACCTTTGCAACGTGTTACGGAACAAGTTGCATATCTTGTTACCGCAAATATACAAATATCCAAGTAATTGGAAAGCGTTCTGTGTTTTATTTTTCACGTCTCGTTTTCATCGGTATTCAGACCGATGCAGTTGGAATCTCGCGATAATCTGACTAATCGTCGTCGGCTTGCTTGCCGAGAAAAACAAGACAGAGCCTAATGGTTGCACACCTTTCATTGTGTTGTGAGAATTGAGTTGTTGATGGTGTGTGGCGGTTCGATTCCGCCGTGGCTCACAAGCGAAAAGTGTTCTTTGACTTATTGGTAAAGGGGTACGGAAGCGAAATATATAGTAGCAAGGCCCAAATCCCCGATAAAGTGGCATCACGTGAAAGTAACTATCTATGTCGTGAAGTTGTAAACGGATGAGGCTCGGCATCATCCATACCGCGTGAGCTGCCACGAGAAGTTATGTAACTATCATGTAACTATCATGTAACTACTACATAAATTCTTTATATCCTCCTCAGATATGCCGATAGCTGGCGCATTCACCTTTCGTTTGCGTTTGGACTTGGCGGCACAGGTGGTTCGAGTCCACCTATCTGAGCCAATTTAAAACCTTGTTGTATGAATAAGATTAAGAGAATTGCTGAGATAAGAGAATTGCTGATGCAGGACGCAGAAGAGCAATGTATCTGCCGCACACGCGGTTATCTCACTGCCAATTTTTATATGGAGATTGGCAAGAAGAATTACGAAGTCGAATTAATCGTTGATGAAGATTGGCAATGTAGTGATTGCTCCGTCTACAACGTAGAAGAAGATAAGGAGGACGTGAAATTGAAAATCATAATCCTCAACGAATATTCAGGGCTATACGCCACACTCAAACGAGAGGCGTATGAAAAACTTGACAGAGAAGCGAAATTGTACGAGGAGCATGAACAATCGCTGATGTACGATTTTCTTTAATGATATAAGCTCGCTGCGGTTCTTGTCACGAGGTGCAAAGAGTTGCATCGCAAATGAAACTGTGAATCTGTAAAAAGTTATGGGTGAGAAGATTTCCGCAGCGAGCTACACGCAGGTGATTGAGACTGGGTCTCATACTTTTGGAAGTTCCATAGTTGTTATGATTTGATTAAATAGAATATGTGAGATAAGAGGTTCGATTCCTCTCATCTGCACCAACCAATAAAAACATATTATGAAGAAGGAATACTATTTTGTTGTTTCAGTCTCTTGTAATAGAAGAAACATGAAAGAAAAGGTACTTGCCGAGTACCTTAAAAGCTACAAGAATTGTCTTGTAGAGTTCGGCGAAGAATATACGCCAGAGGTTCTAATTGCCGACCTTAATAAACGACTTGATGAAATCAACGCATCGAATAAGCGGGGCATGGATATTCGTTTAAAGCGAGAAAACGGCATGTGTGGCGAAATAGTCTTTGAATTTGAAAGTGATGTAAGCAGTGATTATCAATCCGCTATAATGGTTCTCAGACCAGTAAGGCGATGGGTGGCAGGTTCAAGCAGTAATGGAAAATGTGACGCAGAATAAAAAACTACAAACATGAAAGCATTTACAAATTACAGATATTACGTTCTCTTTGCGGTGGCGAGACTGAATGCTTGGATGTACAATACCATACAGAAAGAAAGGTATTTGGAAGGCTATGACCACTTTGTTGACATCTTCAGCGAGCACATGAAAGAGAAATATGATGCGCTGCGTTACTGCATGATGCAAGCATGTAAGCCATGCTTGACAGACCCTGTCTTGTATGCTCAGTTGGAATGTACGAGAATTGTTGCAGAGTTGGCAGAAGCCTGCCGCAAAGGAGACATGGAGGTATACAGAGATTACTCATATATCAAAGGTATCTACGCCTACAACACTGAGACGCTTATACCTCTCCTTTGTTCTCTTGAAGAATTGATAAAAAAGCGGATATTCATTCGCGGAAGTAAGGACGTTAATCTCAACAAGGATGAATATGTGTGCAGGTGCGTAAACGCTGTGACTGACAGATTTCGCGATGGAAAAGGTTTGGTAAAATTATTGGAAGAAAAATGGTAAAGCTATGAGTAAATACGGAATATCTCATAACATGGACCCATACGACATCATTGATTGTCTATCTGATTCTGAGGAGGTAGATTTCGTCTTCGATTGTTATGACTATCTTGACGCTTTACATCAAAAAGCTTTTGTCAAAATGCTTGGTGCGAAAGAGGTTGTTAACCGACTTGGCGAGGATAAAATTATTGAAGAACTGGAAAGCCGAGGATATAAAATCACAAAAGATGGAAGCGAGGATAATTAAAGAAAATGGTGATTATGTTGTATATGCGGAGATTATATCTCCTGACGGATATACAACTTTCAAACCGCTGCGCAACTTTGGTTATCGTCAGTCTGACGCGATTGAATATCGTGACAGCGACTTGAAGGATGTGGCAGAACCACAGCTTAATATGCTTATTAGGATATACAATCCAAAAGTGAAATATAGGCGATGCGTCGATGAAAATGGCGTTGCGTGGTACAGGAAAATGAATAATTTAATCGATTGAACCATGACAGAAGAAAGGCTTAAAATGATTAACAATATTGCCGATGAAATGAAATACATCTCTGAGGCGATAGAGAAGATTGAAGGAGGATATACGTTTGAAATTCGGCTTAAAGGTGTGCGCACAACTGATAGCTTTAGCGTTTACCCTTTTCTTTCGGAGGCTCAACGTAGCGAGATAGAAGATTTAGTTGAGAAGTACATAAGAAAGAATTTAGAGGATTACAGAAAGGAATTTGAGGAATTATAAAACAAACAACTATGGCAACTAATAAAGACACAGAGCAGTGCTGCACACTGCCAAAATTAGAGGAAACAGAAAAAGAACCTGTTAATATCGCTGAGATTCTTCGCGACTACAAACCCAATGAAATAATACTATACACAACTATGTATGGCAATGCGTACCTTAAAGGATTCACGCGCGATGGTAATGGAATTATCCTCGAGAACGTGAACACAATTATAAGAGGAACTTTAGAACGCGATGTCGTGCTTGATAAATACGGAAAAATAAAGGAAGCGCAGGGCGGTGAATGTATTATGTTTCCTTCATCAGAAATGCGTGACTGGAATAAGTTTTTCAAACATGGTGATGTCGTTATCAATCAAAAGGACGGAGCTATGTTTGTCTTTGATTGCTGGGCACTCAAAGACAATTTTACGGAGATGAGTATAATCGACTACTTCGACAAGCCAAGCGAATTTGGCGGAAAAGAGTTTAGACCAAAACATTTGACTGTTAACACAAAAGATTATCAGAAAGCCGATGAAGAGCAGCGTGAATTGTTCTTTGAATCGATGGATAAATCGTACACCTTTGCTGTTAAATGCGGAAGAATAATGAGGGTCGAAAAAAAAGCTCCACACTTTAAGACTTACGATAAAGTTCTTGTTCGCAACAGGAAGCAAAGTTGGAAGATAGATTTTTTCTCGCATTATGTGCAATTCGGCATCTATAATTTTAGGACGCTCGGGGGATATTACGAATTTTGCATACCGTTTGATGGTAATGAACATCTTGTAGGTAAAGAAGTTATAGACGGGGAGAAATGAAATGATAAACATTAGAGAATTAAGAATTGGTGATATTATCACCAAGGAAAACAAGTACGAAGGCTATAAATACTCTATCGTTGAAGGTATTGACAACATCAGCGGTACGATTCGTCATAGAGAGGTGTATGAAGATGGAGGCAGGCAGATGGCAATATCTTCATACAAAGATATGTCGCCGTATCCGCTATCAGAAGAATTACTGAAAGCAAACGGATGGCAGAAGTCATCCGTGAATGGAGTAAATGTGCTCTTTGTAAATTTTGAGCCTATTACCATCGGACTTAGACCTTCTGCGGTATCTCATAACGCGTTCTGCCCGATATTGTTCCCAGATAGTTCAAAAAGAATGCACGATGCGATGTTCATGTACGAAATCGAATCCGTGCATGAACTGCAAGCGCTGCTTGATATTTGGACGATAAGACACGCATCAGGAATAAGAGTAAGAGTGAAAATCAAACCCTGACAATTATGGATATTACAGATTACAAGAATCTTTACAAAGCCGCGAGAAAGTTAGATGAGGCTGTTGACAAGAATAGCAAAATATATCGCTCTATCGCATATAAGTCCAATTACTACGGATTCAACAATACAGAAGTCAACTCTAATTGCATGCACCCTTTCACCATTCAACTGAAATCTTACCTTGTATTGAACAGGGTCAATGAGCAGGGAGAACCAATAAAAGAAGAATGGTTGAGGTTTAAAGATGATTCGCTGGTGGAAGAATTTATGGTCAAGGCGATTGACTGTCACAAGGAGGAGATTCTAAAGACCACTTCACGATTAATCAAGCATTTTTTGGAAGAGAATATTGATTTGGTTAAGAAGGAGAGGGAGCGATTGTCTAATATCGAAATGTTCGTTGAGACTGGATACTAAAAGTATTAATGGTAAAGATAAGCACAACACATTCCAATAATACGCTATTTTAGCAGAATGGAAAAGGAATCACTATTAACCATGCTCGTCCGCCATCTATTTGGCAGGAAGTACTATGCCAATATTGTTGTGTCGGCAGGCTCATTCGATTATGGCATAAGTAACTATATCTTCCGTAACAAGGAAGAAGCGTACCGTCACAAGCAAGCGCTTGAAAAAAATCGCTCTTTTGATTACGTGGAGACAATCAGCTTCCGCAGCAGGAACCAGGACTACAAAGACTATCAGCATAAATAATGAAGTTAAAGGACATTTTTCGCAAACTACGTTACGGTAGGTTATACATCATTGCAGACTCGTCAGACAACTCAATCTCGTTGTCTGACGGGTTTATCGCATATATACGAAAAGACCTCGGGCCAATCGGTAAGGTGGCAGCACGTGTGGTGCAAGACGAGAAAGGGGGTTATTATATTCATTTCTCGGCAGATGAAGGCGAGGACGGAACATACCGCTCAGTCTTATGCCGAAACGACTATTACGACAGCATAGGATTTGAATGCCTTGTGCCAACCGTGAATCGTATCTTCTATGATTACAAGATAGCTGGAGAGCATGCACAAATGGACGTGTCTGTTGTTAAGATTAAGGGTAGGAAGTTATACAAGATTGATAAGAAGGTATGATGGATATTGCTATAACAGGAATGACGACCGTGCCGTCTGACTACGCTTGTCAAGACGGCCAGACGGCGTTGCTTCACAACCTCGTGCATGAATATGGTGAGGTTCACCCGATGCGCAAGCCGAAGGTGGTAATGAATGTTCCAATTGGATTCCGATTCTTGTTTATTCACGCTAATTCGGGCTATAAGCATTATATCTTTCAGGCGCAAGCAACAGATGACGATGGGCAGATTAAAGAAGGCTTTTACGACTACTACTATTGTGATGCGGCAGATGAGAATAACATGGTGGAGTTCGCATCAATGAAAGCTGAGGTCTCTCATGTGGATGCCATTGGTAACACACTATTGATATTCACGGAAGGCAGCATCAATTACTACCTATGGAAAAACGTGGAATACAAATCACTTGGTGACGCCCTGCCTGAGATAGGTATGCGGTTCGGATTACTCGGTGAGCCTATCCTATATAGTAAGGAATGTTCCGAGGCTGATGGTATGTTTGTTCACTTCGATTATGAAGTGTTTCCGAACAAGGACCACACCTATAAGCGAGAATACCTAACGGCGTACACTACCACGATGCTGGCTCCTGTATCTAAGCTCATCAACGAGCATGTAACAGGTAAAGGAAAATTCTGTTTCCCTTTCTTCGTGAGATATGCTCTTCGTCTGTATGATGGAACATTAGTTCATCATTCTGCACCGATATTAATGATGCCTTCAACATACCATGCTATTATGCCGTTTTTGCGTCAATCAAGCTATAGCGGCAGTAAGTTGACAGATTGCAGAGTTGATGTCTTTGCGGTTCGTGCTGCACTCACCTTCTTCATGGAAGACAATATCACCAAGGCATTCAAGGAGGAATGGGGGGACATCGTAAAGAGCGTGGATATATTCGTAAGCGCTCCTCTTTATACCTATGATGCAGGTGGCATTGTAGACACAATTCAATTCACGAAGATTAAATATAGTGATTATAATAAAGGTGACTACGTTGGCAGGCTGAGTGCTAACGCCCTCATGTGGGGATTGCCGTCAAGTGTCTCACATATTAGCGGAGACTACGCGAAGCACTACAGCGCCTTCAAAATGGTAGACCTGTTTAATGCGTATTGCTGGCCTGCATTCATTTCTAAGGATACTGGCAAGTATAATGAGGTTGACACCATCGAACTTCCTGCCGTGACAGACGAAGATATGCGCAAGAAGCTGACAGATTGCTCTTCATTCTACTTACTAAAGAGCATTTCGTTGAATGAGTTAATCAACGCAAGCGAGCAAAGCAGGAAGGGGGAAGCGGTCACAATTAAGGTGAAGGATGATTATTTACAATCTCTTGTCAACCGCGAGGTAATGACAGACGACTATCAATCACACGAGAAGATTTCTGCTAAAAGGTCTTATGTCTACAACTCCCGATTGAATCTTGCTGGCGTCACGAGGCAGTTGTATGATGGATACCCTATAAGGCAGGCTTTCTGCCGCTTTGACGGCTATGTACCTGTAACCTATGCAGAGACTGGCGGCGGTATTACATTCGGTGAGTTGCCAAATTCAAGCGCAACGATGTCAAACGCATTTACCGTCACCGTTGAGGAAGGAAGGGAAATTAAATTATACACAGAGGGGAAATGCTTTATATATAGCAGTACACACAATCGTGTGCCAACTATATTCTTCTGCCCTTACACGTCAGCGAATAATGCCATTTGGTGGAGAACGACAAGCGGAGTACTCAAACCACTCATGAGCATGGAGATGAAGATGCACGACTTCCTTAATCTATCTTATGCCTCGTTATATACCGATTACCTTAATCTTCCATCAGACCTTCCGCAGGACAAAGGAGACGAGAATAAGAAGGTTGAGGTTAGCTCGTCTATCTATACATCTGCCGTGAATAATCCATTCTACTTTCCATCTATAGGCGTGAACGATGTCGGCATTGGAGAAGTGGTCGGAATCGCATCCGCTGTCGCCGCCATGTCGCAAGGGCAGTTCGGTCAATTCCCTCTATACGCATTCACTTCAAACGGCGTATGGGCATTATCCGTCGGCAATGATGGCAGCTATCAGACGGCAACCCCAGTCACGAGAGACGTGTGCAGCAATCCCAACGCAATCATATCGCTTGATAGAAGTATACTTTTTCCGACAAAGAGAGGCATCATGATGATAAGCGGTTCACAATCTACCTGTATAACAGAGGTGCTGCACGATAATCCTGCTTCACTCCTTAGTCATAATGTTGTCAAAAAAATGTCACGAGCAGAAGGGGTTGAACCTTCTGAGATTCCCGATTCTGGCTTCCTGTCATACCTTGACAATGCAGGCATGGTATATGACTACACGCGGCAGCGAGTTATCGTATTCAACCATGATAAGATGTATGCGTATGTACTATCACTGACAAGTAAGATGTGGTCTACAATCAGGAGCGAGTATAAGTATTCTGTCAATAGTTATCCTGATGGACTCGCAATCACGCAAGAAGGTATAGAAGCGCAGCTCGTGAATGTCTGTGAGGATGGAGAGGCGCAAGGAGGTGTCATTGTCACAAGGCCAATGAAGTTGAACAACGCACATGCGCTTGGAACCATCACCGACATTATGGTACGTGGGAATCTTAACAATGCACACGCCTCGGTAGCCCTACTTGGAACGCGAGATTACACTAACTACCTGTATGTTGGCTCTGGAACCAGGGCGAGAATCGCAAGGCTGCACGGAAGTCCTTACAAGGCGTTTGTCGCGGTCGTCATGGCGAATCTGGAAGACGGAGAGACGATTGACGGTATGAGCGTAGAATACCAAATGAGACAAGCAAACAGAATGAGATAAAACAAGGCTCGCCACATTATAACGTGACGAGCCTTGTTTTTCGGTTATAATTCGCTATAATTCGCTATAATCACGAAGTATAAGGACGGATTTAATTTGCTGGTAATTTGCCGAAACGCGCCATTTTGTTTTGATTGGCTTCAAAATCACCACCTTACGAATGGATTTAATTTGCTGAAATTATAACCTAAGATGCTCTTCGAGAATGAAGTGAACGTAGAACCTATACGAGCCGAAGCCCGAGAAAATCAGCCCCTAAGCGATGCAACCCTTTCTCTATCTTTTGTAATTGCAAGTCGGAAATATACGTATTCCCCTTCTTATACTGGCGCATTAAAGTCTCATTGATACCAAGATAACGCGCAAATGCGCTAACGTTCAACATCGAATAGTAATCAAACAACGAAGAGAGGTCAAAACGAAATACAGGCATAGTTGAGAGAATAGGAGCGGCAGAACCTTTCCCTTCCTCCTCACTCGTCTTTATTTCCTGCAAAGAGTTCATAAAGTCAGCCTTTGCATCTTTCACCGTATCGCCACGCCCTATTAACGTATAGGGACTTTCGTCAACGTTATATGCTATAAATGTGCCGTCGTTGTCTTTTTCGATAGTCACAATAAAGTTTTTGTCTTTCATTTTCCTTATGATTTAAAGGCGAGGAGAAAGGTGCCTCCTCGCTTTTGTTTTAAAATCCGATTTGTTTTTTAAGTCTGAGATACAACCCTTTGCGCACCTCTTGACTTCCATGTCTTTCGATTTGTATTGTGACACCTGTCGTATCATTGCAATACTCATCGTGTTCTTTACCATGCTTCACAAACTTGAAGCCGTGCTTTAATGCTTGTCTTTTTAGCTCACTCCATTTCATTTCGCTTTTAATAGATTAAACTTCTGTATTCATTAACTATGTGCAAAGATATAACAAAAACGTTATACAGCCAAATATTTATATAACTTTTTTGTAGTATATTTAAAATATACCACAAGAGAATGATGGGGAGATTAATAATTAACCTCTTTTCAGATTGAAAATTAGTGCTGGCCTTGTGTTTAAATATCTGATAGAGAGATATTTAGTAGGCAAAAATAAATAAATACGTTAAGCAACAAAAATTCCCGCAATTTCTTGTTGCGGGAATGGTTGGATGAATCAATTGGCGAGAATACTCGTCACATTGTAGCCGTGATTGGTCTCTCACAATCATACATGGATAGCATGGCGATAATCTCACCAATGGTATCTTCTTCTCGTTGTTTGTACAATTCAGACGAGTGTGATGTGTCTGCAACAACAGAGATATAGCGGCAGATTGCAGATGACACAAGATAATCATGAAGCAACGAGGTCAGGCGCTCAGCGAGGAAGCGTGCATGCTCATAGTTGATGAGTATGGTATAGTCGTAGCTCTCGCGATAGTCGTTATAATCATCCGTCATTGTAATTTCCTCTTCTCGTGGAGAAGGAGGCGCGAACTGAGACAGTTGCAACATGGAATGCGTGTAGGCATTGTCAAGTTCGCGGATAACAATGTCAACATTACCATCCTCTACAATATCCTTCATGCGGTGCTTCACATGCTGATTATCCTGCAATCTCAATGCAACAGCTTCAGCGGAAAGGAATCCTGCTTGAGCGATGTCGTATAGAAGATTATTCGTCTTCAGTCTTATTGTTACTCTCGTTGTGTGTGGCATTCTACAGCTATTCATATCTCACTTCGTTATTGGTTAGTGGTTTTTTGTTCTTCGGTGCATGAGCGCGGCGAGGCTGAATACGAGCGAAGGATGCAGCATATAACTGTTGCAACGCCTCTGCTGCCATCTGCTTGTAATTCCCTGCCTCTGCTGGGTCTGTCTGCAATAGCCATTCAGACAGGGCGTAGTTCACAATATAGGAATGAGTAGAGGTGGCGAGTGAAACAGTTTGGCCATTCGCGTAATTGGAAGGAACGCGGAGAACGAAGGTGATTACATTGTCTTCCTCCTGCTCGGTTATTCCGCTACCCCATGTCATTGTTATTGCGTTATCGCCTGCAACGGCCTTGCGTGTTGCTGATAATAATATATTATCTGCTGTCGTCGCACCTTCTACAATGTATTCAGCAAGAGCAATCCTCACATCCTTCATTGCCGTTTGCACGGAGCGCAATATCCGCTCTTCATCTATATCCTGAATGTCTTCCGCGTGAGATACTTGCTGCATTCCCTTGCGAGAACGGCCGATTTGCCACGATGTCTTAGCAATCTCATGAAGCAATTCGGTCAAGTATATATGAATCGTCAGTGTCTTGTTCATATTACAACCAATTTATCTTGTCAATATTTTTTACCTTCTTCGGCTCTTTCCTCACTGGTGCCGAGCGGTGGCCAGCAAGAGAATCCTTCAGTAGACTTAAATAGACATTAGCCTGTTGAGATATTACTTGCAAAATATTCGCTGGTGCCGAGTTTTTCTCCGCGTACAAGGACATGATAGTCCATGCGGCGACGTTCTTGTATGTCTGCTGTAGTGGTGCCTGTTCAAGGGCGTAACGTGGCGGCATTGAGAGCGTGAGTGTAATGCTTCCCTCCCCTTCACTGAGAGAGGTCATGTAACGCTCGCTTGCCGTTGTGATTACAGACCACACGTTCGTCCAATCAATTTCGGCAAAATGGCGAGTAAACTCGTCAATCCCGAGTAGCTGCGGTTGTTGCTGTTGTTGTAGCTGTCTGTTAAGAAGCGCTACGGAACGCGAAACAATATCTATAACGTCCTCCTTCTTGATTACTATATTCATTTCTCCTCCTTTTTTTTATATAAAGACCATTGCATGAAGCGCTTGCGTCCCTTTTCCACGAGTAACGGGTGCATCTCATTCCCTGCCTTGTCTCGCGTGTGATAGAAGCAGTTTTTAACACAATCCTGCATCTTCATTGATTCTTTGACGTAGTGTTTGCGCTTTAGTTGTCTGAACTGAGAGCGGTCGAAGATAATCACCTTTCCTCTAACAGTTGAAGGCATCACATAATAGCGGTTACCGTTGTCATTAGCTGATGCCGATTCCGCCATTCTGACGGCCTTACTATAGACCATCTTTGCTTTTAATCTTTTAAGTAATCTAATCATATTCAATAATTTAACGTTTTTCGTTGTCAATATTTTTACCTGGTATCTCGTGTTGGAAGACTTCTTCAATATATCTTGTCTTGTCAACTATCCTTGGGAGCGGCATCTTAGAGAAGCAGATGTGCATGCCAATAGCTCTCGTCATAAGCAGGTCATCGTGACAGCCGAGAATGGCACCAAATGCGCCATTTGGTTTGCGCTCATAGCTAATCATCTCGTCGAGGCTCCTGCCGTCTCGCTCAACATAGAGCCTCTCTCTCACCGCTCGCTGCAATGCACTGACGACAATTGGCTTGGTCGCCGTATTGGTGTGGAACCCATATTTTTTAGGCGCATTCTGCAATATTTCTTCTTCTGATTGGTCGCGAGCATATAGATTAGGATAATAATCCTTGATGCGGTTGAGAATATAACCAGATTGGTCGCCGTCAACCATTCGCTCCCTGTCATGCGTCTCTAACGTGTTGGATTCTATCACCAGCTCTGCGTTGTCGTAATATCTGCTTATCTGTGCTGCCTTCCACGCGAGAATATCCATGTCTATGTGTCCGTACCACTGGGCCACAACCTCGGGTTTTCCACCCCACTGCATGGCGAACCTATCGAAGACAACAATAACCGACCAGTCTGCCTTGGAAGAACGACCACCGATGTCTACAACAGTCAAATATCTGTCAGTAACCACCGTGTTATCGTTGAATATCTCTGGGTATTCCCATATTGCCAATCCACCCTTCTTTTCTTCGCTGAACCTCACATTAGACAAAGCCTTCGCGCCTTCGTTAGCGTCAGCCACGATGTCACCGACAGCACGAGGAGTCTTGCATGTGTGACGCAATTCTTCTACTTGATGGCGGTCGAAGACGATTTCGCCGCTGAAGCTGAAGGCTTCAATGTAATCAGAGGGATACTCTGAGGCCATACGGGCATGGTCTGAATATTTCCTACGTTCCGCTATGTACCAGTTTATGGCCTCCAATGTTGCACCTTTCTGCCATAGCCAGTAGATGTATTGGCCACATTCCTCACGTTCAGAAGATGCTTCTGTTTCGTTCCTATGTTCATACATTGAACGCGCGAAGCTCTCTCTTTCCTTATCGTCTGCGAATGGCAGAACATAAAGGTCGATGTCATACCAACATATAACGATAGCTTCAAATTGCGATTTCCCCTCAAATGCCGCAAGGAACTCGCGGTGGAAGAAGTTTCCTACACCCTTAGCGGTTGATTCATACACTATCATTGTGCGATGCTTATAGAGGACACCAGAGCAGGCAGACTGCACAATGTCTTCTGGGCTTTTCCCATCTGTTGTCTTCCATAGACCAACCTCTGAGAGGTGGATAAGGTTGTAGTCACCACCACGGCAGGAATCAGGACGCTCAGCGGTTCCGACCTTAATCTTACAATCTCGCTGAGGAACACGTTTAATGGCTCCGCTGTGGCCGACATTAACAAATGTAGATTCATTCGCCTTGTATTGCTCTCCAAGCTTATGTAATATCCATGAAGGCAGCTGCGTTACTGCCTTATTGAACATATCAAGGATTTCATCCGATGCAATAGACTGATGAGCGATGATGAGCGAGTTAAGGCCGTATTCCTGCGTTATCTGCATCCATAGCATGAACAACTGAATGAGTGTTGAACCGCCAAGCTGACGAGCCTTTAAAAGAATAATACGTATTGGCTTCTTGGCTTCATATAGCTCCATGAAGCGATTGACCAATCTGCGTTGTGGGCGTGTCAAGCGAAAGAGGATGTCACGGCCTCCACCTTTCGCCTTAATATACAGGAACAAGGCCGAGAAAAAGGGGAAATCATAGCGGATGCGGTATCGAATGAATTGCTGCACAACCGTGTCACGTGCCTCTTCCGTGTTTTCCTCCTCCATCACCTCATAGAGGAAGTTCTCTATACTGCCATGCTTGACCAGCTGCTTGACGAACGGTATCTTCAGCATCCTTTTAGGAACCAACTGCACAGGAATCGGGAAGTCATCTATCTCAATTTTATCGCGCTCGCCAAAATAGCCTTCCCCAGTTATCGGGTTAGGCTCATAATGGTAGCGCTTCATGCGCTCGTCGTCCTCTGCTATTATCCGCTCTATATCTTTCTCCATCTCCACCATTGTTTTTCAGTTATTAATAGTGAGCAGACGAAGCCAACCGCATAACAATAAAGGTGCAGTAGAGTATTCACACACGAAAATAATGCTGTCAGCGAACAATATAAGGCCACATGAGCAGCAATCACCCACCCTCTTGTTACTATCATCGAATATAGGCCAAGAGCCGCGAAGATAACCCCAGAAAAACCAAGTGTCCCTTCAATAAGGCAGGAGGGTGCCGTTACAGCGATGATGTAAGATGTCAGCAGGAACCAACGCGACATGCGGTAATAGAACGCCAATTGAAGAATGCAAAATATATTTAAAATCGCATGAATCAAGTTGGCGTGAAAAAGGGGGTAAAATAGGCGATTTAAGGCCATATTCCGAGAAATATACACGGAATCTTGGCTGATGAACGATAACACGAAAAGCGCCAACGAGACCGCCAACAAGATATTTATGTCAAGATTGCTATTTTTCATCTTTGTGCTTATAATATATTGCCTTTGCTGATGCCGATGTGAGAAAAAATGAGGATGCAGGCGTGTATATTATCTTTCGGACAATATTACACACGCCTGCATCCTCGTGCTTTCTCTTGCATTCGATGAACCGCCAGAAAAGCTCGTAGAACATTTTACGCTTCGTCTGCCTCATGTAAGACAGGTCGTCACCACGAAGCATCCGACGCATCACATAGATTGCGCGGTCTTCGCTTACCCAGTAGCGAGACGATGGCTGCTTGACGGCCTCCGCGAAGATGTCAAGGACATTGATATGCTTCACTTTTTTCATTGTCTCCCGACAGGCATGTATAACCTCTCTCGCTCTCTCGCCCTCGTATTCTATCGTACTAAACTTTTTCTTCATGCGGTAAAATGTTTTGACAATGCAAAGATAATAAATTACCGTTATAAAGATAAGCGAATTTGGCAGTTAACTATAATTACTTTTGCTTAAAAGCATAATTCAAAGCACTTAAACAAGTAATTATATGGCAGATAAACAAGTTAGTACGGGTGATGGCAACGTGAAGATTCCATCGGCAGGAGAGGCCACGCCTACACCAAGCAAGCGTGACGCATTCAAGAAGCGACTTTCTGAGAAATATCCCGACAAAAACTTTGATGATGAAGAGGCTATGTTCGGCCAGATTTCTGACGACTACGACAGTACGGAGAGCGAATTGAACCGCTACCGCGAAGACGAAAGAAAGTTGACGGATATGTTCAACGCTGACGAACGCAACGCTGCATTGTTTGCCGACTTCGCCAATGGTGGCGACCCTCGCCTCACGCTCATCAAATTGTATGGGAAGGATGTCGGCGATATGGCCAACGACCCAGAGAAGCAGGAAGAGGTGGCAGCGGCAAACAGAGAATATGTTGAACGTGTCGCCAAGGAAAAGAGCCTTGAAGAGGAATACAAGAGGAATCTTGATGATTCCTTGCAGGCCGCAGACGACTGGCAGAAGAAAAACAATTTGACAGACGAACAAGTAGATGAAGCCTTTCAGTTTATCGTTCAGATTGCATCAGATGCTATCGTAGGTAAGTTCACAGAAGAAAGCCTTGACCTCGCCCGTAAATCCATCACGCACGACATGGATGTGCAAGAAGCAGGAAACGCGGGGGAAATCAGAGGTCGCAACGCGAAAATAGACATGAAGTTGAAAAAAAGTAAGAATAGCGATGGTGTTCCTTCACTCGGAGGAAAGAGCCGTGGCGCGTCTAAAAGTCAGAGCAGCCCTGACCTTGGCGCACTGGATGCTATCGCCAGTCGCGGAAGCATTTGGGATTCTGACGAAAAACGAACAAAATTCAAATAAACCAAATACAATTATTAATCACATGAAACAGACTATCAGTTTTAAAGGAGCAATGAAGTTTGTTGGCTTCCTGCTTCTTAGTGTATTATGCTTTGTCTTGGGTGCAGGCGGTAATGTCATGATGGCTGCCGCCGCCGATTTGCCCGACGCAGGTAAGACCGGCAGCGGCACGGCAAGCCCAGAAAAGCCTATGAATGTTGAAGGTGCCGCCACCATGCAGAACGGACGAGAGAACGGAGACCCCGATTTCTACGTTAAGGACATTGACCAGAAGATTTGCAAGATTCGTCCTATGGCAACGCCGATTGACCAAATCAGCCGACAGGCAAGCGCCCAACAGACGGATTCATTTATTGTCAAGTACTACAGCGTAGGAACACGTCCAACTAAGACCCTTCTTAAAGAAGCGGTAGTTAAGCAGACTGGCGGCGACCGCGTATCACTCAAGGTTGAAGACCCAAATATCTTCACTATTGATGATACTATTCGCGTTTGCGGTGTTCCTGCTGTCACCAAGGAGAATGGTTCCGCCTATGATGCCAAGAAGGAAGTGGTGCCCGACCTCGTCCTTTGCGTGTGCGGAAAGGACAGCGAAGGTTATCCGCAGGTGTTTGCCGTTAATGGTGAGGTTTCAACCGAGACGAGCAACAACATTTGGCTTCCTGCCATCAACGCAAAGACCGTTCTTGTACGTATGGGTAAGTCTTGCGGAGAATTGGATGTACAGACTGGACGATTCAATAATCTGCCGACCGCAGAAGAGCAGTACTGCCAGAACTACATGATTCAGGTGGAACAGTCTACGATTGACAAGATGAGCGATAAGGAAGTTGACTGGAATTTCACCGACCTCGAAGAAGACGCTATCTACGATATGCGCGTAACCCAGGAGATGAGTATTCTTTTCGGCGACAAGAACGTTATTAAGCATGCCTCAAAGGATGGTATGGCTCGTTACTTTACCAAGGGTATTTGGTGGATGGGTTGCCCCAAGTACACCATTGGCCATTGGGACGAAAAGGAAAACGCTTGCGTTATTAGCGATGACGACTTGGTTGACTTCTCACGCGACATCTTTGTAGGTACAGGATTGAGTAACGGCCGCAAGATTATGTTCTGTGGCTCCGACCTCCTTGCTACCCTGTCAAAGGTTAAGTCAGAGAAATTCCGCCTGAAGGATTCTGTTGAGAAATGGAACTTGAAGTTTAAATCATGGGAAACCGATTTCGGCGAAATCCTCACCATTCACCACGAGTTGTTTAATCAGTGCGAGATGAAGGATTGCGGCTTTGTGCTTGACCCCGAATACCTCACAAAGAAAACCTTCCTTTCGTTCAAGCGCAACGTCCTTGATTTGAAGAAGGCAGGAATCCGCAACACGGATGCAGCGGTTTTGCAGGAAATCTCCTGCTTGTACCTACGCTACCCGAAGGCACATGCACGCGTGCAGCTTGCACATAAGTAAACTTTCCGCGCCATAAGAAATAGGCTGCTTCTTATGGCGCGTTTTTAATTTTTAATGACATGAAAAAATATATTGCTCCCTGTACTATATCTCTTGACCTCACTTTTGAGGATGGAACACACAGACATGTGAACTTCGATACCTGCACAGGGCTTGGAAGTTACTTCGTCACCAATGACCCAGAAGAAATTTGGGCCTTGGAGCACCACTACCTGTATGACAAGGAGTTTTTCTTGAATCGTGTGACGGAGGATGAGAAACCGAAAGAAATACAAGAGGAAACAAAAAGCGAAGAACCCGAGGTTGTTCAAGTTGACACGATGAGCGAAGCCAAGGAATTTCTTAACGAGCGCTTCGGTGTTCCGCGTTCAAGTATGAAAACCCTTCCACAGGTATTGTCTACTGCCTACGAGCATAAGGTAATCTTTAAAGGTTTGACGGAAGACAAGGAAAAGGACAACAACGACAAACAGTAAGATATGGAGACCTGCAACATTGACGATTTGGTGAAAGAGGTACGAGTGGCGCTTGACCAGAATATGGACGGCAAGGCTCTTTCCATGCTTGGAGACACCGATACGCTGACACTTGACGAGATTATACGCTCCACAATGGTTGACGCTGCAACGGCTATTGAAGAAGGTGCGCCATTGGAGATGTTGGAAGGGTGCGATGATGCCGTCAAGGAGGGAGAAGACTACATCGTATCATGGGGAAAGGAGAAGAAGGGTAGCGCCATACAAGCAGGAAGCGTTGCCCTGCCGAGTGATTTCCTTCGCCTTGTATCGTTTAAGATGAACGACTGGGATTACGCCGTGTCAATGCCTACCGCACAGGAGACTCCTGCTTATGAACGTCTTCAAGACCAATATAGCGGCATTGGTGCGACACCAAGACACCCAGCAATTGCCATAGATGTACCAAACAACGTATTGGAGTTTTATTGCAGCGCAAAGAATGCCAAGGTCGCATCATTCAAGTATGTGCAAAAGCCAGTGGCGAAAGAAGGCAAAATTACTATATGCCCCAAGTTAAGACGCGCCATTGTGTACGCAAATGCAGCAATGTCCGCTGCCGTATTCTCTTCCGTAGACCAAATGCAGGTAATGACGGCATTGGCATACAGACATGCCCATATTCAACCATCAGAAAAACAATAGACAATGACAAGAGAAGCGTGGGGAAATATCGAAGAACAACCGTTTAGGGTTGATGTCGGCACGTCTTTCAATGTGGCCATGTCTGCCTCTGTTCCTGCACATGTATTGTGCTTCACAACAGACGGCCGTATTGTACTGAATGAAACCGTATTTGGCGGTGCCAGTGTTATCTACATCAATGGCAAGAAATATATCAGCGACATCACTTCTGGCAGTGTAACCCTCCCGATGGCAGAGAGGGGCATAGACGGCCTTATGTATGGTGCCGACAAGGTAAAGCTTGACACCATTTTAGAAGGCGCAGAGCCTAACGTCGTTACTGCCGTTGCGTCAGACGCGCAGAGTGTCACCATAACAGACAAGGAGGAAACCCAGCATATAGCCGCCGCCCGTCAGTGGGCAGACGCGACAGATACAGAGATTGCCCAAATCAAGGACAATGCTACAGCTATCGGTAATCTTGTCAACGCCAACTACCTTGAATTAAAAGGTAATGTTGACAATCTTGACAACCGCATAACATCCGAGAAAGCCTACCTTGAAAAGAAAATAGACGACAATGCCGCAAAGGTGTCGTCTATAAGAATGGAGATTTACGACGACATCAACGAGCTAAGAAAGCGCCAAGACAAAACGGAGGATGATTTCAATCTGCTGGATATGCAGGTCGGCAACCTTCAAAGCGATAGCGCCAAGTTGAAGAAACGTGTTGATGCTAACGAGTTAGCCATTTACGAGGACAGCATAAAATTCAATAAGATAGAAGAAGATTTTACGGGTATTAATATCGTGTTGGAGAAGCTTCAGTCGCAAGTGGATGAATTGCGCAAGCAAATCGGACAGGGCGGCGGTGGCGTTTCTTCAGCCGACATTGAGATGCTAAAATCTCTTCTCACCCTCAATCAAACAGACGAATAAACTCATGAGTTAAAAACAAAATAAAAAAACATGGCAAAATTCATTAAATTCAGAGAAAAAGCATCTGTGGCGGCTTCAAAGGCTGACACAGAAGGCACAGAAGGCCGCGTTGACGTGGTCAAGAGCGAAAATGCGCTCGTGTATGAAGCCTCTGCCGTTATCCGTGGAATCTCGGACACGCAGGCAGAGTATGTGAACCGTAAGGTTAAGGAGGAGAATGACGCGAAGGCGAAGATTTCGTTCAGCGTTTCACCTTCCGCAACTTTCGTCAAGGGTACATCAACGGCATTCACGTTGACCGTCACCTGTACATTTGCTGGTGCAAATGTTGACGCTGATGCGCTGCCAACAATGACAGCAGGAGGCGCATCCGTCACCGTTACGAAGAAGTCTACTGGCGTTTATTCTGGCACGGTGAATGCAAGTTCGACTACCCTCTTTGATGTACATGCAACCGTTAAGGGCGTTGCAAGAACTGCATCAAAGACGGTTTATGCCTACAATCAGATTCTGTTTGGTGTCAGCTCTTACGAGACAGCACCTGTCAGCGATGCGGCTGAAATGGCTAAGTTCCTTGCTCAGGTCAACGGCACGAAATTGCAGAGCAATTCAAACGGCACGTATAAATTCTCCTTCACGGCAGAAAAGCCTTACGGCTATGTTCTGATTCCGTCTGATGTTACTGTTTCGCCTAACTTGGCAAACAACCTTGCAGGTCGCGAAGGCCCGCTGCCAGTCAACTTTGTTAAGCAGGCTGACGCAACAGGTTCTGGCATCACTTACAGAGTGTATCGTATGGCATCAAAGATGGGTGTAAGCGTCCATAATGTTGAACTTTATTAATCCAAAGAGAAATGGCAAAAAAATACGGAGTAGCATCCGACTATATCAAATACACATCTCGTATCAAATCAGACACGAGTGACGGTGTTGCAGTTGAAGCCTCACAGGTCGTTGACCTTGAAGAGGATAAATTGCAGAGCGACATCAACAAAGAGTTGAAGGCATCTATCGCCTCTGCAAGCGGCAAAACATACTCAAAGAGTGAGATTGACGGCAAGGACACTGCCACGCTGACCTCAGCGAAGAGCTATGCTGACACTAAGAAGACAGAGGCCGTTAATGCTGCCGCTACAGACGCAACCACGAAGGCAAACAGTGCTCTCGCTTCTGCCAAGAGCTACGCAGACCAGAAGGTTTCTGCACTTGGAAGTGTCTACACAACTAAGGGTTCATGCACTGCCGCTCAGTTGAAGGCTCTCACTTCTGCAAAGGCTGGCGATGTGTGGAATATTACCGATGCCATAACCATTGATGGCAAGGCTTATCCTGCTGGCGTGAACGTGGTATGTGTTGCTGCTTTCAGCGCTGCCATTGACCCTGCTACCACCAAGAACTGGGACGCCTTGCAGGGCTTGCAGGATTTGACGAGCTATGCCAAGAAGAGCGAAATTGAAGACGTAGCTGTCGCTAATGTGAAATTCGCACAGGAGGAAGATATTCCGCAGGATAATGGCGTATCATTCAAGAAGACCATTACCTTTGTCAACGGACGAGAGGCGACTACGGAAAGTGACCTTGGTATTCTTCCTGCCACCTCTACCACGGCTGGCGTTATGTCTGCCACTGATAAGGTGAAACTTGATGCGGTGGCTGGAAAGATTGGAGATGTGAAGATTGTAAAGGATGGTCGAGACTTTATTCTTCAAAATCTTAGTAATGTTTCTCTCGGTACTCCAGTCCGTATCAGTGAAGGTGCTACAATCGGAGAAGGTGTTAGTATCAATGATAGAGCTTCTATCGGCATAGACGTTAACATCGGTACTAATGTAAGAATCTGTGATGACGTTAACATCGGTACTATTGCAGTTGGTTCCGATTACGATGTAGAAATACGTATTGGCAATAAGGCTGCTGAAGATTCTATTCAACTCTGTAAAGTGTTAAGAATTGGCAGCGATATTCCATTTGCAGCAAATGGAATGGTCGGTTTTGCTGGTGTAACCATTGGAACAGGAAAAAGTTTTGGTATAAACTCAAGCGGTGAATTTATTTGGGGATATAACAGTAATAGTAAAACCGCCGCCACCACCGATGACCTCTCCGCCTTGGCATCCCGTGTCTCCGCGCTGGAAGACCTTTTGAAACTGGCATAGCCAAGAACTAACATTTAGACAGGGTGCACAATAGTGTACAATAGTGCATCCTGCCTAATCCTCTCAAACAAGAAATATGAAAAAGATGTACAGATGTGCCATAGTCATTACGGCATACAATGTTGAAAGATATATCGAACAGAGCGTTGCAAGCGCCTTGAATCAGACAGAGAAGTGTGAGGTTATTGTCGTTGAAGACAAGTCAACAGACGGCACACTTGACATCCTCAGAAGAATCAAGGGAATCACTCTCTTGGAGAATAGCGAAAATGTTGGCGCTGGTCTGTCGCGCAGACGCGGCATTGACTATGCAAGTGCAGATTATGTAATGACGCTTGATGGCGATGATTACATAGACCTTGATTTTGTCAAGAGACTGCTTGCTACAGCCGATGCCACGGGCGCGGATATTGTCAGCGGCGGCGTGAAAATCCTCAAAGAGGATGGCTCATGGGATGCCACATCCTATGGAAACTGTGTTACGGAAGGCCGCGACAAGGTTGCCAAGTTTTGGGGCGAGCGCATTGTGTTCATGAATAACAAGATTATCCGCAAGGAAATCTGCAACAAAGTCCCATATAGCGATAGACGATATATCGAGGACACGCCGACAATTATTCCGATGATGTTCTTCGCTAACAAGGTGGCGTATGCCGATACTATCGGTTACACCTACCGAATGCGAAAAGAATCTCTGACGCACACGACCAATATCCTAAAGGACGTAGTGTTTAAGGGTCTTTGCTGGATTGATTTGTACGAGTTCTTCATGACGCACGACCAAGGCATGTTTGAGGCTGTCAACGTGAAGGGATTTATCGTCAACATCATTGGTACGCTGAATAAGATTCACGTCACGCCCGAGATGGTTGCTCCATTTGAAAAGGAATGGCATGAATTTACGATGCGCCTTTTGAACGTTATCGAGATTACGAATATTAATCTTGTCGGAGGGGAGAATAAAAACAAGTAAACAAACTAATTATTAACTAAGTGTGGTTTAATGAACATTCTTTGGCAATGTGCAGATGTTGTCATTTCACATTGTCAGAGAATGTTGTTATTTTATAAGGTTATGGCAACAGTTGATTGGAAAAAACTTGAAGGTCGCATATTTAGGTTTGACGTGAACACTTCGACAGAGGAGGCGTTGAAGGCTACGAATCCAGCGATTATTCATTTCACGACAGAGGGGAATATTGTGTTTAATGGGGTGCAGTTTGCAGGCTATAATGAGCTTATTAAGGATTTTGGGCAGGCGATTGAAGAGTTGCAACAAAATATGGCTATGACAGGTGCTACGGAATACACGTTGACAGCGGAAGAAGTAGAATCACTTCCTCCTGCGTGGAAAACGTATTTCAGTGAGGGCAAATTCCCCGTATGCGCTATTGCAGATGGAGCAGGCAGTTTTGAATGCTACATCGGAAAAAACGATGCAGCGAATGCCGTAATCAAGGATAATATGCCGTATATATATTTCTATTCAATGCTGAATGTGCCTTACGCGAACGCAAATGATGGAGTTATTCATGATAACAACGGCATAATAGATGGAAGTCACAAGCAGACAGGCTACTATAATGTTTTCAACCTTCCAGCGAATTACATTATCTTAAACAGAGCCACCAAAAACCAGTTCGGCATAGTAAAGGTCGGCGATGGTCTGAATGTCACGGATGACGGCATAGAGGGATATAGAGATACAACAAACGACAATAACGGCATCATATCACTTGCCAGCGCTACAACAACGAGCATTGGCGGCGTCAAGAAAGCCAACCTAAGCCTTCAAAGTGAGTACGAGTTCTTGAAGGCCGTGCCAAGCGTCACCACTCTTGACGAGGCGAAGTTTGCCATCAACCATCTACGCATTATCTGCAAAACACTCGTTGATAAACTGGAAGAGGCAGGAACGTTGAACCATTAAAACTGAAAGACATGATTAAAATTGCAACACACAACAGCTTTACAGGAGAGAAAGGTGACGGTCTTTTGTCGTTCCTTGTCTCCGCGTTTTCAAAATGCCAGTCAAAAACCTTGGTGCAACAGCACAGATGCGGCTGCCGTCTGTTTGACCTCCGCGTGAAATGGGACAAGGGCAGAGGAAGATTCGTTGCCGCACATGGCTTGTGGAAAGCTAAGAAGTCCCTGCTAAAACTCATGGCAGAACTAAACGGCATTGCAGCATCCTCGCCAGTCAAGACGATGTATCTGCTTACCTATGAGGGGGAATGCGAAGAAGGAACGGAGGTGTACGAAAATTTCAGAAAACTTGCCGAATGCCTCAAAGGATTCAGCAATATTCAATGCGTGCAGTTATGCGTTAAGAAACCAGATTGGCGCGTATTGTGGTCAAGTTGTGATATGCCGTATTACACTGCCGCCTATGATGTCTTGGCAAGGGACAATTGGAAGACACTGCTTCCGATTCCTTGGATGTGGGCGAAGTTCAGACGAAAGGCAGAGTTTAGCGATGCTTATTACAGAATGGTTGATTTTCTTTAGGAGGGCTAAGATGGAATCGTCATTTATCTTAAATCCGTTGGTTGCCTTGGCAGGCATCGGAGCGTATTACACCATTCCGACAGAGATAGAAGAGACGTTTTACGGTCTTCGGTGGATGGTGTTGTTTATTATCTTCATGATAATAGCGGACTTTTACTTGGGTCTGACTGAGAGTGTGAAGGTCAAAAAGGAATCGTTCAGATACAGCAGAGCAGGGCGAAGAACCGTTTGCAAGTTCATCGAGTATATGATTTACATCATGACTGGAGCTTTGCTTGGCAAGTCCTTTCTTGAACCTATGGGTATAGGCACATACGAGGAGGGCGGCGCGTTAGGCTCTGTCTTTGCTGCCATATTTGAACTTGATAGTATTAAGGGACATGTGTGCGCTATACATAATGTAAAGTTTAATTTCTCTTTCAAACGCTTTATTGTTGCTATGCTAAAGAAGAAGGATAAGGATGCAGGCGAGGCGTTCGAGGAGGCGACGAAGGAGGAGAAGTAAGATGGCAAATTACAAACAAATAATTCCCTTCATTTTATCATGGGAGGGCGGTTTTTGCAACCGAAAGAACGACAGAGGAGGCGCGACAAACAAGGGCGTGACGATAAACACGTGGCGAGGTTATTGCGCTAAAAAGGGCAAGCCTGCAACGATTGAAACCTTGAAAGCGATGACTACCAGCGAATGGGAGGAGATTTTTAAAACCATGTACTGGGATGCACTCAGATTGGATAATGTGACAGACCAAAATGTCGCTAACATCATGGTTGATTGGGCATGGGCAAGCGGCGTTGGCACGGCGGCGCGACAATTACAGAAGCTCGTAGGCGTGAAGGTTGACGGCATCATCGGCAACAAGACATTGGCTGCCGTCAATAGCACAAGCGGTTTGCCGTTGTTTGGACGTATCAAGCAGATGCGGTTGTTATTCGTCAAGAGTATTGTCAAGAATGACAAGAGCCAGCAGGAAAATCTTAGAGGCTGGGAGCGCAGAATTAATTCAATTATGTACGACAATCTTATTTTGAACAAATGATTAAGTGGTTTTACAAGCTATGCAGCAAGGTAGCAGGCTTCGCTGCCTCGCTTGGCATTGATGGCCTTACACATATTATCGTAATGACTATTATCTCCAAGATGGCACTTATCTTCCTGCCAGTATGGGTAATGGTAGCCGTTATGCTGCTGGTTGCCGTTTCAAAGGAATTGCTCGACAGATTCACAGGGCAGGGAACATCAGAGTGGAAGGATTTCTTTTGCGATGTTGCAGGCATTTTAATAGCGATGATATGAAAAAGGCATTGTTATTCTTTATTGTTCTTCTCTCTCTTGTTTCGTGTTCGCGCAAGACAACGAGCGTTGAAAAGGAGTTCATGGATTCAGTGAGGATAGAGAGACGTGACACGTTGATACAACGACAGATTCTTACGATTGCCGACACCGTGTATCTCTCCGACACCGTCTTTGTTTACGAACTAAAAATGGTTACGGTTGATGCAGATGGCAAAGTTCTCCGCACTGATACGGAACGCGAAAAGAAAATCATTTCCAACCGAGACGCAAAGCACTTTATCAACGCTCAGCGGGAGCAGCGGCAGACGAGCGTAACGGACAAGGAAGAGACGAGAAAGGAGAAGGAGAACAAGACGGTGAAGGAGAAACCGCCGATTTTGCAGCGATTCAAAGACAGCCTCTTTCAGTTTGCCGCGGTGTTGCTGATGATCATTGGCGCATGGTATTATTTTGTTTATTCGAAGAGGAGCAAAAAGTGAGGATAATTCGATTATTCACTTTTAAAATCCTCAACAATGAAACAATTAAAAAAATCTTTTTGATAAAGCCGTTAGCGCGACAATGGAAGTAAGCGGCTTGACGTTTGAAGAACTGACAACCAGTAGGAGCGAACGAAGTGTGAATGCACGTGTGGTTTTCGTTGATTACCTGATTGAGAAGGGAATGAGTGAAGGCACTATCGCTGAGTTAAGCGGCATGAGCCAGCAAAGGGTAAATGCCTTGAAAAATTCACGCATCTACCGCATGAAAACACTTATGTGTCGTATGCTGAAAGAGAGTGTAAACAAGATTTTGACGTGAAGAGATGGGGCGTGCTTATTGGTACGCCCCATCTGTATTTTAAAGATATTGAAAGCATAACACGCCGTGTTATTATTTTCGTGAAAAATCATGATTTTATGGCCGACAAATTATTTTCAATGAGCGTTGTCAGCGGAAGACGTGTCAAACCCAATGTGGAATTTGATACCGTTGAGCGTTCAAAACTAAAGGGGAATCGCCGTGGGCTTGCCATCCTCTATCAAGTGCAGGACTACTGGAACAATATGGAGACCTTCCGCAAGGAACGCGAGAGGACAAGAAGGTATGTATATGGCGACCAGCTTGGAGACTACATTCAAGTGCAAGGAAGGCTCGGATGCACCACGAAGATGCGCGAGTCGGACTATATTCGTTCACAGGGTAGCGAACCTTTACAGAATAACCACATGTGGAGCGTTATGCGCAGTATGCTCGGCGTATTTCGTTCACAAAACAAAGAGCCGTTTTGCTCTGCAAGAGACCGCGACGAGCAGGAGTTGAGCGAGACCATGAGTACTGTGCTTCAATGCGTGATGCAGAAGAACAGAATGAATGAAGTAAAGCCAAGAAGTTTTGAAGAATTTCTCATCAGCGGCTTTGTGGTGCATCGTATGTCGTATGAATGGCGCAATGAGAACAATGATTGCTGGATTGATTATGTGAATCCAAATTATTTCTTCATTGATGACGGCGTGCGAGATTTCAGAGGATGGGATGTCAACTGCATTGGTGAGATACACGATATTACCTTTGAAGAATTATGCTCTCAGTTTGCCAAGAGTAGTGATGATGCGCGATACCTTAAAGAGATATACAAGAGCGCAAGAACTCGTGAGCAGATAAGTTATTCTATGCGTCAGTTTGGTAACTTCGACCTTAAACGCCTTGACTTTCTCTTTGCCGAAGACACAAACAAGTGCAGGGTGATAGAAGTGTGGAGGAAAGAACAGAAACCGAGATTTCGATGTCACGACCTCAATACTGGAGAATATTTCAAGGTTGACGAAGCGGACTACCAAGAACTTGTCGTAAGCGTCAACGAACAACGAATCGCACAAGGTACGTCCGCTGGCATGGCAGAAGACGACATACCGCTCATAGAGGCCGAGGCGTTTTTGGATTCCTATTGGTATTATTACTTCATTACTCCGCTTGGATATATTTTGGATGAGGGCGAGACACCCTACGCTCATAAGAGTCACCCATACGTATTCAAGGCATACCCATTCATTGATGGCGTTATTAAGAGTTTTATGGGTGGATTCATAGACCAGCAGCGTTACGTGAACCGACTGATAACCCTGTTTGACTGGCTGATACGCGCCACGGCAAAGGGTGTGCTTATGATTCCTACCGATTGTCTCCCCGAAGGTGTTAGCATGAAGCGTTTTGCCAGCGAATGGCGTAAGTTTAATGGTGTTGTATTCTACAAGCCAGGAAAGAGTGGACGCATCCCCCAACAGGTGGTGAACAACTCAACCAACATTGGCATCAATGAAATACTTAGTCTGCAATTGAAGTTTTTTGAGAATGTGAGCGGCGTAACTGGAGCCATCCAAGGCAAGCAGGCCCAGTCTGGAACCAGCGGAACGCTTTATGCTCAGCAGACCAACAATGCAGCCGTATCGTTGAGTGATGTTTTTGAAAGTTTCAACAACTTCATAATAGACGGCGCGTACAAGACGGTAAAGAATATACAGCAATACTACGACAGCAAGCGCATTATCAATATTGCAGGAAGAAGGGGTGCACAAGTGGAGTACGACCCAGAAAAGATGCAGGACGTTGAGTATGACCTCAGCATTGAGGATAGTGCATCATCTCCTGTTTACCGTCAGCTCGCCAATGACTTCCTAATGGAGATTTGGCGGAGTGGTCAAATATCGTTGGAACAGTTGCTTGAAAATGGTAACTTCCCGTTTGCCGACAGTCTCTTGCAGAGTGTAAAGAGCCAGCAGGAGCAAATCGCTAACGGGCAGCAGCCGCAGGGATTACCGCCGCAGCTTCAACAGCAGATACAGCAAGGAACAAACATGCAGGCCGTTCAGCAAGGAGCGCAGGCCCTTTATGGCTAAAGAAATGCCCCGACAGCAAAGATGTTGTCGGGGCATTTCAGCCAATGAAAAAACTAATAAATATTATGAAGAAAAATCTACTCTCCGCAAAGTTGTTTCAATTTCTGCTCAATGGAAAGTTTTGTTTCCGTGATTGCCACATCATAAGTGATAGCCTGGTATTTCGGCATGTGGTATTGCAGTAATTTTTCAACAATTATAAGACGCTCGCGCGGTTTTAGCTTCATAAAGTCCTCGTGCATGAGACCCGTGGAAGAGTAAGCGTCAAGAAACTTTGCGATAGTCTCCCGACCCAATTGTGTAGCCTTATTCGGCGTACCTTTTTTTCTTCCACATTTTCTTACTGCCGTTGCCATTTCGCTTTATAAAGTTATAAACCGATAGCAAAGATACATGATTATATTTGCCTCATATATATATCTTTATAAAACAGACTACTATGGCAATAGGAACAGCTATTTCAGCAGGTGTCGGCGCAGCAAGCGCCATCTTCGGCGGCATCAAGAATGCTCGTGAAGCCCGTAAACAACGCCGTCTCCTCAAAGAGCAGGAAGCGGCAGAGAAGGCTTGGTATGACAGGGAGTACAATACCGACAATACACAGCGTGCCTCTGCACAGCGCCTTATCACGATGACACAAGACAGCATCCGCAAACGTAATCAGGCGGCGGCAGGGCAGAGCGCCGTGATGGGCGGCACGGCGGCGGCAGCAGCGGCCGCACGCGAACAAAACAACAATGCCATCGCTCAGACCGCGAGCAATATCAACGCACAAGGCATGGCGCAACGTGACGCAATCGAACATCAGCATCTCGCCAACATGCAGAACTTCGCCAACAGACGAATGCAGATGTCTCAGCAACAACAAGCTAATACCGCAGCCGCCATCCAAGGCGTCGGACAAGCCGCAGCAACGGCGGGGCTTGCCTTTGACGAGATGGCAGAGGCTAAAAAGGATTTGAAACAGAAAACCGACGCAAAAGTATGAGTGCAATAAGTGACATCTTAGGAGTTAAACCAAAACAGGAGGAGCAGCCTGTCACACCGCAGGCTGCTCCTCAATATCCCGTGGACTGGCAGAATGGTCAGACCTCTTCTGGAGGACAAGCGCCTTCTGCCATCCAAGGCAACACCAATCCGAACTACGGACAGAACGGAGGACAGACACCGCCTATTCCCCAAGGCAATACCAGTCCGAACTACGGACAGAACGGAGGGCAGGCAACACAGCAGCAGGCGACCGCCACACCTCCAACCAACGTTGTTGAGACACCAGAGCAAGCCTACAATCGCGTTTTGAACGAGAAGGGCGAAGCACCCTCAGAAGCATATAAGGCGCAGGTCAACTCACTGACGGAATTACGCAACTATCTCAACGAGACATTAGACCGCACCAAACGCACCAAAGAGCAGGAAGAACGCGAGAACAAGCGAGCCAAACAGAGAGCTTTGTATTCTGCTATCAGTGACGGCATCCAAGCGCTTTCCAACCTTTATTTCACGACAAAGGGCGCACCTAACGCTTATAATCCCAATGCCTCTATGAGTAAGGCCAATTTAGCACGATGGGACAAGATGGTAGCGCAGCGCGAGAAGGATGCTGCAAAGTATATGGCGGTTCTTAAAGATAAATACGGCCTTGACACGCAAGCCGTGCAGCAGGAGCTTTCCGCAAAGACAGCACGAGAGAAACGCGCACAAGACGCCTTCAACCGCGTTATTGCCCAATCTGGGCTTAAAATCAAGGAACAAGATGCTGATACGCGCAAGAGAGCAGCGGATGCAAAAGCCGAGAACGACAAACAGAGAGCAGAGGACCAAAGAAGACATAACGAGGGCATGCTCAATGTTGCCAAGCAACGCGCCGCGACAAGCGCTGCCGTCGGCGCGTCTACCATTGCGAGAAATCAGGCAGCAGCCGATAAGTATAGGAGCGAAACAAGTGCAGGCGGCACAGGCAAGCCAGATAAGCAGGGGCGCATGAACCGATATATTTACGTTCCGAGAGGGACTGGGAATGCCGAGAGGGCCAAGGAGTTCACCGTTCATGTCGTCTATGCAACCGAGGCAGAAGCTAATGCGGCAGCAAAGAAGTACAAGGGCGCTTATGTTAACTCTACATCAGAGAGGAATGGTGCTATGTTTGGGGCTGGAAAAACCACCCAAAAGGGAGGTTATAGATACATCCCTTCTGCCAAGCAGAATAGCAGCGCGGTCTATTATAACGATAAAGGGAAGCGTATAAAGTTCGACAGAAGCAAGGGAAAATGGGTTAGCTATGGCGAAACGAAGCCTATCAAACAATCTAATGATTTACAAGTATTTAAGTGATGATAAATATGGAGAATACGGAAGATAAAAGACCTATCAGCAGTGATAAGTATTCCACGGCATTATATAATACGTTGAAGTTAAATAATGCCTATGACAAGGACTACGATACTTTCTATAATGATTTTTACGCCCCAGGTATAAAGGGTTACACATATCGTAAAGAAGTGTACGACTTTATGAAGAAGGGAGGTGTAGATTATATTGGCGATACCTACGAAGAATTTGCTTCAAAGATAGGTCTTCACGCCATAGATCCGCAGACACAACAAACGCCTATGGGCGCGGATTCTATATCCAAGGATATGACCCCCGTGGAAGTCACGCCAACAAAAAAGCCAGAAGCGAAGAAAGAAGAAAAGCCAGAGGTGAGCGCTGAGGCAGTCAGCGAAAATCAACACCCTACCGACACTCCTCAAGATTTCAACCCGAATGTAAGCCGCATGAGGAATGCTGGAACGGACTATTTTCTACAGGCCGCAGAAGAAATATCGAACAACGCTTATTCAAACAGCTATCAGCCGAAATCCCTTGAAGAACTTGCAAATCAGGCAACAGAGAATTTAAAGAAGAAAGCATATCAGAGGCCAAAAGAGGATTCTTATGTACGCTTGAATCAGACAGCACGATATATCCCTATACGCTCATTGCCAAAGGATGCGGACTTGGATTCAGTATTTGAGGCGGCACTTACTTTTGAGAATCAAGTATGCGGCGGTGCAAAGGAATACACTTTTGCATCGCTTGGTGGCGATATTCAGGAGAGGTATGAAAAGTGGAAGGCTCTTAGAGGGCATGGTAGTAGTTATACACAGGAGACAGCGAGCATGTCTCCTAATGCGGTCTATCTTCAAGCGATAAATCTTCAAGCATTAGGCAAGGAGAGACCTGCATGGATTTCTGAATTAAGATGGAATGAAGCATTAAATTACGATAAGAATAAATTAAACAAGATAACCGCTGAATTAGAGCAGGAAGACCAAAAGAGAAGACTGAAACGCTCCGATGGTGCATACCCCGACGATGTGTCGTTGAACGGAATGTACCATGCCAATTATACAGCCTTAATGGCAAGCGACATTTATAATAATGGCACGAATAAGACGATTTTTGTATTATTTCAAGACGGCCGTATCAGACCGCTTCAAGCGCCAGACCCAAGCATTTTAAGGGGAGGAGTAGAAGCGCAGCGCGAGCTATTCAGACGGCAATACGAAAAGATGACCTTCGGCGAAGAAGGAAAGGATTATACAGACCCCTACGAGAAAAACAGAGTGGTCGGCAACTTCCTTCAAAACGGGGAAGTCTGCCATATTATCTATTTTCCGTACATGATTGAGCAGCGCAGATGGGATGATGCGCAGGAACTTATTAAAATAGGTTTAGGAGGAAAATTCAACGAAGAGGGGGTGTTGTTAAACCCTGATGACAGATTGCAAATCGTGCCTGTTGTCGTTAAGAATGGAGAAAGCGAAGAGGATGCCATAGCAAAAGCCAAGGTGGAGTTGGATAACGAAATCTCAAAAAAACTTCCATACAAGGAGACGTATTTGCAACAGCAGATTGCGCAGGCCAGAGAAGCGCTAAAGAAAGAGCAGGAGCGGCTTAAGCAATTTGGAGACCATGATTATGTCAAGGAGTCTTATATGGCAGGAGCGATTACCCCGAGAAGTTTAGCAATCAAGCTAATGGCCAACACTGAAGAAGGCGCAAAAATTAGCGATGAAGTTGCGCTCGCAAGGGGAAATATAAGAAAATTAGAAGAATCCATTAAGAAATATACACAGGCGTTAGAAGCCTTACGCACAGGAGACAAAGTAGGAGCCTGGGGTGGTTTTCTTGAAGGTATCTCCGATTTGGATAACTGGACTTTCGGTCTTTATAATTTGCGTGAAAACCTTGTTGCAGTGAAAGCGCACGAAGGGAAAATGGGTCAGGAAGCCAAAGACCGCTTAGGGCTTGCACGTTCGCTCAGTCAAGAGTCAATGTCGGCATTTCATAGACACGGGGAAGGCCGTCTTTATGGCCCAGCATTCGGTGTTGGATATTCGGCCCCCTACACCATTGGTGCGATAGCGACCTATGGTGCAGGAAATACTGCCGCAAGAGGTATTATCAGGGGTGGAAGCAGAATGGCCGCGAAATATGGAACGAACTGGTTCTTTGATACCACCATCCGAGCAACAACGCGCCTGGCGGCCATAAACGTCGCAGGCGTGATTGATAGCTCATTTCAGATGCCGCGTATCGTCTCCGATGCTGCAATTGAGAAGATGGGCTTGATGAATTATACGTTTGACGAAAACCAACGTATTGTCGTAACGGGCACACAGCAAGAAAAGAGCTGGGGGCACTCCTTGTTACACTCAGGATTAAACACGCTCGGACAAAACGTCTCAGAGCGTTTTGGTACTTACGTATTGGGGCCTGTGACCAAGGCTTTTGGCATCGGGGAGATTAGCCTCCGCAGTTTTGGAGAAGCACTGCCGTATGGGAAGACAATCCACATGATACAAAACGGCGCTTTTGCCAAGGCTATGTCAAAGGTGTATGGCACCTTTGAAAAAGGTGGCTATGATGGATTTGTAAATGAGGTATTGGAAGAATATATCGCCAATACGATGACGGCTACCTTCGATGAAAATTATACCTTTGCAGACATCTTTGATAGCAGACAAAATCTTGACACGGCATTGAGTGTCTGGGCCTCCTCAATCTTTATGCTTGGTTTCTCCTCCACTGCAAGTTCTGTCAAATATTACAGAACGCTCCGCTCTGTCAATAGCGCTTATGATAAAGCAGAAGCCAACGCAAGACGTTTATTTGGCAACGAGAACTGGGACAAGATTCAAAACACAATCCTCAGACTGGAGGGTGAGCCATTGATGAACGCTATATATGCAGGCGTATGCCAGAATAAATCTCTCTCAGACGAACAAAAGAAGGCGTTCCTTAATTACGTGAGGGCACAGAAGGCACAAGCTGTATTCAATAATGCCGTTAGCGAAAAGTATTCCTTCTCTCTCACGGGCGAGGAGTTGAAAGAAATGAACGCCATGACCGTTCGCGCCTACGCAGAAGGTCGCAACATGCAGACACCGCAGGAATATGCGCAGGCTCAGCAGGCATTTGCTGACACGCGAGAAATGGCTATGTCTGCACTTGGCGTTGCTGATGATATAGACGCATACCTCGATACACTGGGCGAGACCCCTGCCGAGCAGTTGAAAAAAGGTGTGGAAGCTGCAAAGGAAAACGGGCTTGACGAAAAGGCCGCAAACGCTGCATTGTCTGCCTACCTGAATGCCCGTGAGCAGCAGAAGGGCGCGATGGATGGCATCACCTCTGACGAAAGCATACGCAGACAGCATGCAGACAACGTAATCAGACAGATAACCTTTGAGAACGAAGCAGACAGCGAAGGAGGCTCTGGAAAGGTTATTCTGGTGAACGTGAAAGGAAAGGAGAAGCCAGTGTTCCTTGTTCGTGGAAGATACGAAAACGGAAGCATTACAGGTGAAACGGTTGTTGTCGGTGAAGGTAATGGCGTTATTGAAATGATTCCTGCATCCGAAGTGGAAAGTATAAATTCTGAAAGTGATGCAATGACAGCGCGTCAACGGAAGTACGATAAGATTGATGCTGAAAATAAGGAACAGCAGAGACTTATCAATCTAAACATGGACACTCCGCTGGCAGGTCAAGGCGGTATTCTGATGGATGAAGAGGGACATAGACGGCAAGTTGGTATTAAATGTGTTTTCAATGACGAACAAGGGAATCCTGCAAGCGTCTTAGTTGTTGACCAAAACAACAATGACTATCTTATCCCTATTGATGTATTCCGAGAGCAACGCGGCCGCGGACGTAAGTTTGAGGCTATTGAGCCGTATTTGGATGAGACAGACGAAGAATACCATGCGGCAGAGGGGCCGATGAATGAGGAGTACAACTTGGCCAACAAGGAGCAAGAGGGCGTATCGGAAGAAGACACACAGGGAGCGGCAGAGGGTGTCACACCTCAGCCAGCTACGGATGCTACTGAGAAGCCAACGAAGCCAGAAGTCAAATACGATTACCATGTCAAGATGAAAGACGGCAGCGGAAATGCCGTCAGTGGACGTGTCACCAATCTGTCAGCAGACGGCGTGGAAATTGAGTTTGACGCGCCATATAATGGAAAAATGGTAGACCGCATTCCTCTTGCGGACTTCGATAATGGTGTTTCTGAGATTGCTGATGCAAACGGAAATGTGCTTTGGAATGAAACAGAGGCGGTGGGCGACACGGAAGTTGTGCCACAGGTGGATGCTGCACCTACGCAGGTAGGGCAGGAAGACGCAGAAAAATCTGCTATTGCCCAAGCAGAGCAGGAGCATAAGCCTACGGCCTTGGAGCGCATTCCAAAGGACGAAAACGGAAATCCTATCTATGAGCAGACAGATGCCGAAACTGCTTTTACTGGTCTGACTGAGGAAGCAGGAAACGTGATAGACGCAGAAGAGATTGCTAAGTCTATGGTGGAAGACAAGGAGAAGGCATTGGAGAAGGCCAAAAAGATAAAATTGCCTTCTGGTGTTTCTGTTACAGAAAAGGTAAAGGCCGCTAAAGCACGAACACAGGCTATAGCCAGAGCGCAGGAAGAACTTGACAAGTGGAAGGCTATAGCAGAAGTTCCTGCCCAGCAGAGAGCAAAGGTGGTGGAGGAACGGATAGCTAAAGAGAAAGCTGAAGCGGAGGCGAAACGAAAGGCTGAAGAAGCGAAGCGTGCCAACGAAGATACAAGTTCTGCCCCATCCACCCCAATAAACGAGCAGAAAAATACTGATAGTGTGGCAAATTATCCGCTTGGTGAACACAACCACGCGGGCCTTCCTAACGGACGAAAGCAGGCCGTAAACAGACTGAAAATGCTTAACGAGGCGAGCAGTCCGAAAGACAAGCTGGGTTTGATATATAGAATAATGCTTAATGTCAAGAACGGCGAAGAGGGCGCTATCACTCCCGAGGAACAGGCTTATGTGGACAAGGTGCTTGCCGAGCTTAAAGAGCAGGGGTATGAAATGGACAATGATGGTCTCATTGGAGGAGATTATAATGAAGGGAATAATGAAATTGTTGATGATATACAATTAGTTAAGCCTGGCGACCCGAGGTATGACAAACTTGAGGACGGACAGACTGCCATCAACAGGATTATAAAGCCAAGAATATTGAAGGATGGTAAGCTCTATCAAGCTGCAACCGTGGGAGCTATTGTCAGAAGTGATACCTCTGTGTCAAGTGAACTGTATAAAGCTAAAAAGAAACTTGCGGGATTGCTAAGAGCAGACAATAATAACGAGATTGTACAGCGCCAAATAGCGGAGATTAAGGCTAAGATTACTGAGTTGGAAAAGAAGAAGGCTGAGGAGTTGGCTTCCAAAGCATCGGATAAGCAACTTGCAGCCAATATTGAAGCGGCATCAGCTGAGGTGGATACTAATGCAGAGGAAGAAATCGAAGAAATCAAGCCTATTGGCAAAGGTGTCTTCGGAAATATTTATGACCAATTTAAAGGTAAGGTGAAAGCCGCTTTTGACTTCTTGATAAAACACAAGAGCGGTGATTTGCTTGGCGTGTTCCATCGTGAAGGATTTGGCGATATTGATTTGGTTTGGGGCGATGATAAAAAAGGCCTTCAACACATCATTAATGACCATATTCTTGTAAAAGACCCAGACTTTCAAAATATCGAAGAAGCAGTATCACGTATCAATGACATCATAATGAGTGGTGTCATTGTAAAAGAAGGGGAAGCAAAAATCGTATTTGAAAAAGATGGATATAGAGTCGTCATTAGTAAAAATATTCATGGCGAAAAAAAGAATTGGATTCTCACATCGTACGATAGTACAAACGGAAAGGGGAAAATAAAAGAAAGATTATCTGATAACACCACCACGATTACCCCTGGTGCTAATAAAGGAAGCAGGGCTGTCGCTTCCTCAGAAAATCTTTCCACAGACAAAGTTACAGAATCCTCCCCATCCCCCCAAGAAAACGGGCCGAAAAATTCCACCCAATCAGCCATAGAATCCGCGTCAGCCGAAGTAGAAACCTCCCCCACCGAAGCCCAGAAGAAAGCAGGCAACTACAAAATGGGCCACGTGAAGGTTGGCGCGTTTGACGTTACCATCGAAAACCCAAAGGGAAGCGAGCGTAGCGGTACGGATGCCAACGGCAAGAAGTGGAGCGTGAAGATGAACAATACCTACGGCTATATCCGTGGCACGGAGGGCGTGGACGGCGACCATATAGACGTGTTCCTTGCAGAAGACATGGATAAGTGGGACGGCAAATATGTGTTTGTGGTTGACCAGTACAACCCCGATGGCACGTTTGACGAACACAAGGTGATGCTTGGCTTCAACAGTACGGAAGAGGCACGGAGCGCCTATCTTTCCAACTATGAAAAGGGTTGGGAGAATGGGCGCAGAATTGTCGTGGCCAGAATCAAGACGGACGATTTTCAGAAGTGGGTGGACAGCAGTCACAGGAAGACCAAACCGTTTGCGCATTACGTGATAGCAGGAGCGGCAGATGTTTCCGACAACGAAAAGAAACCTTCTGCATCTAAGAAAGGAAAGCCCCACGTTTCCAAAGAGAATGAGGTAAAGCGCACCGTCGAACATTTCCCGATGGAGACCCCAGAGGAAGCCGCTGCCTTTGATAAGCGCGTTCCCGAAATGAAGGATTCGGAATTGCTTGCGTATATGCAAGAGGACGGCAAGGGTGATATAAACAGCGCTTACCACATGAATATCTATGATGAATATGATTATCGGCATACTGACGAACAAACGGAGGCATACAATACCTATATTCAGCAACTGCATGATAGCAATACCACGCTGGAGCAGGCAGAAGAAATGCTTGGCAATATCTTGGGCGACGTTGAAAGGTTTGCTACGGACGAACGTTCTCAATTGATTGGTCAGTCTGATGCACTTCAAGATTATATTACGGAATTGGAGCGGCAGAAGGAAGATAAAAGAGCCGAGGCTGAAAATAGCGCTGAGAATACTGATGCAAATCATGTAGAAGAGGCAGATGTTGAAGAAAATAAATCAGCGGAGCCAGTCGAAGCAGATAAGTCAAAGCAGTATGGCGAATATCAAGAAGTTTATGATAACTTTGTCAGTGATGTGGAAAATCGCGGAATGATACCTGATTTAAAAGCTATAAAGAACAAAATCAGAGATACCAAACGCAGACTTACGGTTCTGAAAAACGGTGCGGCCACATCCATTCAGAGTGACGAAGACTTAAAACGCTTTGAAACGGCAGAGAAAAAGCTGACAGATTTGCTGCATGTCTACGAAGCTATGCGCGACTACACAGAGGCCAGAATAAAGAAAGCAGAGGCGGCAGCGCAGCGTAAACCTTGGAGCGAGAAGAACGCACAAGAACGCATGGATGAAGCGAGCAAGAATCCTCTGACGGAAGAAGAAATACAAAACGCCCCAACCGATGAAGTAAACAAGGCAAACGCCTTGGATTATCTAAGCGGAAATCATGGGCTTATACAAAGTATATCCTATTTAAAAGTTTACGAAGATGTTAGGAATCCCAATGGAAGTGCTGCATCAGATAGCGGCACAAAAGACAAAACACAGCTGGCTGGCAGAAGTAATTCAGCAAGTGAAGGACGAGACACAGGAGGAAAATCTGGAGGAACAGTTGGCAGAGTGGATAATGGAGGAAGCAGAGAAAATGTTTCCGAACAATCCGATGGTGGAAAGAGTGGTGAGAGAAGCACTCGTGATAACGCTGGAGAGGGAAGCAATACAGGCATTTCTACAGAAGAACAACCAGTGGGCAGACGTGATGCCAACAGTGGAAAGCCCAGAAGAGGGGGTACGAGTGGGCGCACGCGAAGCGATGGCGGACGAAGCGGACGAGGAGAAAGCGGCAATCCTGCTACGGAAAATGGAACACGGAGAGCTGCATCCGAATCTGTAAAAGAGGAGAGCGCAGACGACTTCCTTAACCAGGCATTAGGTGAGTTTAAGGATGTCTTGGATGATTTTATCAAGGCAGGACGCGGAGAACTCAGCATCAGCCTTGTTGGCCTCAATTCAAAACAAATGGAGATATTGCCCCGCTTGATACAAGTAGGGGCTAAGGTGGGCTATGCCTATATGCGAAAAGGCGTGCATGGTTTTACCGAATGGGCAAACCACGTAAAGGAGGCCATAGGAAAATACCTCCGCGATGCCAATCTTTCAGATGATGAGATAGATGCCTTCATTAAGGAAATGTGGAAATCCAAGATACCGTTTGACGGTCAGATACATACACTTGAAGAATGGGCTTCTATCTATAGCAAGAAGGATTTGCGCAATAAGGTAAGAACTACAATAGAAGAAAAGCGCGAGGCACAGAGACAGGCTGAAAGTATATCAGTGAAGACGGGTGACATAAACAATATCCGCGAAACCCTGCCCTTCCTGCTTCCTCAGCAGCAAGAAGATGTACTGAGAGCCGAAACGCAGTTCTTTGACGAAACCCATCAGGATAGAGAGCACGCCAACGGTAAGGGTTACATGTTTACCAATGGCACGGGAACAGGAAAAACCTATACTGGTCTCGGTATTGTCAAGCGCTTTGTCAAGCAGGGAAAGAAACGTATTTTAATCCTCACGCCGTCACAACCCAAAGTGCGCGACTGGATTAATGACGGAAAGAATCTCGGCCTTGAAATAAAAAGTCTTGACGATTGGGCAAAGGAACGCGGAACGACCGCCACGACAGAGGCAGGAGAAGGCACTATCATTACTACTTACGCTAATTTTAGGCAGAATGAAGAACTCCTAAACGGCACGTTCGACCTCATCGTATATGATGAAAGCCATCGTCTGATGGAAAACAAGAATGCTGCAAACACCATAGGGACAAACCAGCATCACATGATAGCCAATCGGGATGCCGCATTCGCCACTATTAGACTTCGTAAAATCAATCCATTCTACCAAGAGCGCGACAAGGTAAACGATGAGTTTAAGAAAAAGAGGGAACAACTCGTTAAGGAATTAACGCAGGAGAATCCTAACGAAATGGATGGTTCACTCGTCAGCAAGGGGCTTATTCCGCATTCCACTGACGCATTTAATTGGCATGAAGAAGACACTGAACGTTTCCCCGAATTTGCGCAACTTCACAATCGTTTTCAGAAACTGACGGATACTATTATCAAAGAGGTTGACCCACAGATAGAAGAGCAGGCCAAAAAGGATGCAGCACACACAAAGGTTGTATTCCTCAGCGCTACCCCTTTCAATACCCGTGAAAACATTGATTACGCACAGGGGTATATATTCTCTTACCCAGACAAGGAACAGGCAAGAGGATATAGTGTTGCGTCCCCCCAGACCATCTTCTTTGAAGAGCATTTCGGTGCGGCATATAAGTGGCGCTATGGACGTTTGGAGCATTCAGAAAGAAATGCGGAAGCCATAGCCCAGCAAGAACGCGAGTTTAGTGATTGGCTACAACACACCCTATGCACCATGAGCGGAAGAATCATTGACTCTGAATATGATTATTCGCGCGATTTTCCTGTTGTCTCCGTAGAGCATGCCGAAGAAATTAACAACGCTGCCGAGGAGATTCTAAGGGATAAATATTTCAATATGGCCTACCATAAGGTGTTCGGTAATTACAATTACGCGGGAGCTTTGTTTGAAACGCTTAAGGTGGCAACGCTTATTCCACGCATCAAACAACATCTTGAAGCAGGAAGAAAAGTCGTGATATTCCACCGTCGCGTAGAAAGCAAGACTCCTCTTATTCCACCTTTCGCTGCCATGCTCTCAGCCTGCCACGCCATTATTGATGAAATGAAAATGAAGAACAAGTCGAAAGAGGAGATTGATGCAGCTCGCCATCGTCTTGAAGAACTTAAGGAAAAGTGGCGCGGACTCTTGAAGTGGGAATCAATGCTTGATTACAGTATGCCGAGAGAGCAGATTGCAAAGGCTTTCGGCGCAGACAACGTGCTTTATTTCTCTGGTCAGGAATCCACTAAGGCAAAGAACCAAGCCGTTGATAGTTTTAATAACGACGAGAGCGGTAAGAATATTATCGTTATTCAGGAGGCGAGCGGCAAGGAAGGCATTTCCCTTCACGATACGACAGGAAAACATCAGCGTGTTTTGATTACCCTTGCTCTTCCGCAAAGCCCGATTACTGCTTTGCAGATTGAGGGACGTATCTATCGCATCGGAAACCGCAGTAATGCCATATTTGAATACCCCTTGCTTGGCTTGAACTCCGAAATAATACTCTTCGGGCAGAAATTCAACGGCCAGATTGGAACAACGGAAAATCTTGCACTTGGCTCACAGGCTCGCAATCTTCGTGAAAGCTTTGCTCGCAGTGTAGAGGAGAGCGGAAAGGATGTCCCTATTGAAGAACAGGGCTTTGGCGGAAAAGAGGCAGACGCAGCAGAAAGAGACGAGACCTCGCCATTTGACCGCGCCGTGCTTGACTATTACGGCAATCAGAAGTTGAAAGGAAAAAGAGACAGCCGTGAGGGGGTTGATTATTATCCAACCCCAGAACCGCTTGGATTCAAAATGGTGGAATGGGGAAATCTCAACGACGGGGAAACTGCACTTGAACCGAGCGCAGGACATGGAGCTATTGCCCGCTACGTACCGTCTGCAAATCCGTTGACCGCGATAGAACCGTCACAAAACCTCTTTGCTAAACTGCAATTAAAGGCAGGAGGTAGCGGACGCAAATTCGTCAACACAATATTTGAAGACTACAATGTTGTAAACAAACATGATGTTATATTTATGAATCCTCCTTTTGGAACGGGTGGACGTTTGGCCGTTGACCATGTGGCTAAGGCTTTCACCCACCTTACAGAGGGAGGCCGCATTGTGGCCATTATCCCGAGAGGTTCAACAGACAAGAAATTTGATAAGTGGATTGACGAACAGGAAAATGCCGTTGTCACAGGTGAAATCATGCTGCCAGATATTACCTTCCAACAGGCAGGCACATCCGTTATGGCTCGCGTTTTGGTCATTGATAAGGTAACAAATCAAAGTCTTCGCAGTGAAGCAGAAAACAAATATCGAAGCATAGACCTCAGTCGTAGAAAATACGACAAGATAGAAGATTTCTTTGAGGATATTCGCGATATTCAGATGCCAAGCCGAACCATTGACGAAAAGGCGCGTATGCTGAAACGTGCCGCACCCGCTTTGCGCGATATAAAGGAATTGAAAGGCGTGGTGGACGTACAAGCCCAAGAGGATGGTATAGACATCAGAACAAAAGGCGGCGCAATGGGCTTTTATCTTGACCTTACTGTTAGCGACTTTAGTTTGCAGCAGCAATTGCGAACCAAATATCAGAGGTATGCGCAAGAAATTGAATGGAACGAACGCCGTCACAACGAAAAGGCTGTAGAGATTTACAAAGCCTACAACGATTTGGTGTGTCGTTTGCTTGGAAAGACGGCAGAGGAAGTAGAATCTGACATAACCAGGGAGAAAATGGGATTAGAGCAGCCTCATGAAGAACAAGAGGCTGCTATCAACGTTGCATCCCAAGCAGAGGAAAGCCCTTCGTCTGAGCAAAACGAAAGTACAACGGAGTCATCGCCTTACCACTATGAATTGAAGCACCACACAAAGACTGGCGCGGAGATGTTTATGGCTATGCCAAACGAAAAAAGCGGATTAAGCAGTGAAGAGTATTCTTCTATGCTGGCAAAAGCAAAGAAGCATGGTGGGTATTGGAATCGCTTCATGAAGGGCTTCGCGTTTCCGAGTGAAAAGAGCGCGAAAGATTTTCTTGCCGAGACGGGGAATACGGAACAAAAGCCAAGCAGAGGGAATCTCTACCGTCTAGGTGAAGAATTATCCCCTAATCATGAGATTCGCATAGTGGAAGGAGACGAAAATCACGGATTCAAGAACTACAAGGAAGCGAAGAGTTGGGCCAAGAGTAACATTGCTCGTACCTACAGCAATGAAGAGACAGGTGGTAAGGGAGAAATCCGTATCAGTAATGCGGCCATAGACAAATATTTGTCTGAAAGCGCTGTAGAAAAGAGTGACAGTAAGAATGTTCACTTGGCGGTTTTGCGTGTTCTTCCCGATGTTATCCGTGAGAGCGTTAACGCTGAGCAGCATGCTGATTATTTGAAGGGTGAGGATGGTATACGGTCTATCGCGAATGGGATTAATCCCGATGTAATTATACATAGATTGTATGGTGCGGTTAGTATTGGAGATAAGACCTATCGCGTAAAGGTAACGCTGAAAGAGGATGTTTCAAGAAACAAAAATCCTAAGAAAGCATATAGCTATGAAGCAACTAAAATAGAGTTGTTAGCTGGACAACATGGGAAAGACTCAGAATCTGAACGTTTCCCCCGCAATTCTAACAACTCTATTTCTGCTGCAAATATACTAAAAGGCGTTGAGAAATCCTATAGCGTAGGCAGATTTTTTGAAAATTATTCAGAAGAAAGTTTTCCCAAATCTCAAGCCGCGCAGAAAGCCACCGAGAACCTCAACCTTGATGGCCGAGTTGTCGTGCATGAAAGCGCCGAAGGACTTGAAGGAAGAGAGGCCACGGCAAAGGGCTGGTATGATACCAGAACTGGGCAAATCCACGTGGTATTATCGAACAACACTGACGCAGCAGACGTAACGCAGACCATCCTGCATGAAGCCGTAGCCCATCATGGACTGAGAGAGTTATTTGGCCATAACGTGATGGATGCTTTTCTTGACAGCGTTCTTGCGGCAGCTTCGCAGGAAGTGAAAGACGCTATCAACGAATTGCGTCGCGGAAATGGATGGAATTTCCGTACCGCCACAGAAGAATATCTTGCAGGGCTTGCAGAGCGCACAGACTTTGAGCGTATGACAGCAGAGGAACGCGGTTTGTTTGCCACCATCCGAAGACTGTTTAATCGTGCACTGGAATTCTTGGGCCTGAAAAACCATGAGTTGAGCGATAGGGAACTTGCTTATATACTTTGGTGTAGCTATCAGAATTTGAAGGCAGGCGAGAAGGGACGCTATGTAGCCGAAGCAGAGCGTATTGCCATGCGTTATAAATTGAAGGCCGGAAAGAACGCGATGACCGACACGGAGAAGAGGGAGCACTCTGTTTTGCTCCGCGGAGAACTGAACAATTTGCAGGAAATCCTTGCCAAGGATACCTATGAAAGACTTGTGACGAGCGGTTCACATCTTGAACGTACCGCATGGGTTGACATGCTTTCTCCTCTTCAAGACTTACAACACGCCATAGAGAAAAATGGTGGCTTTAAGCTTGGAGACTTTGAAAATCCATATAACGCTTATATCACTATGAGTAGTCGCAATTATGCGCAAATGGATATTTACAAGAGGACGCTTTATGCAGATATGATAGAGGCCATTCATGCGCTTGGCAGCGAGACAGGCCGTTCATACGAAGAAATAAAGACGTATGTGATGGCCAAACACGGCATGGAGCGTCAAAAGTATATGGCAGGAAAGGCCGCAGAAGAGGCTTATAACCGCTATAAATCCATGCACCCATTTGGGCAGAAGACGCTTGACTACTTCATTGATGAATATGAAGAGAAGAGCTTTGCAGGATTGACAGAGTTATTCGGAACGCAGAGCGTTTCTGACGCTATGGATGAAGCCCAAAAATATGTAGAGGAAGTGGAGGCCGAGGCGGGCAGTCTGGCGGATAGCTTGTGGGACAGCATTCGTGCTGCTACAAAGTCTTCCCTTCAAAGAGCGTATGAGGCAGGACTGATAAGTAAGGAGACATACGACAATGTAAGCAGTATGTATCAGTACTACATTCCACTCAGAGGTTTTGACGAAGCAACGAGTGATGAGGTGTACGAATATTTTGGCGACCAAACAATCAATGGAGGCACGGGTAGCTTCATGAAGAAAGCCAAGGGACGTAAGAGTGTTGCAGATGACCCGTTTGCAGTTATCGGCAATATGGCAGAAATGGCCATCATGCAGTCTAACCGCAATCTCATGAAACAGCAATTGCTGAACCTCGCCTTAAACCACCCATCCGACCTTATCAGCGTCAGTGACCTCTACGTGAAATTTGATGAAGACTACGACAACGGAGACGGCACGCGCGGAGCATGGGTGCCAGTGGCTGTGCCAGATACAAGCGGCATGACAACGGAGGAAGCAAACCAAGTGATGCTTGATTTCCAAGATGACATGGAGGAAAAGGTTAAGGATGAACCTGACACCTACGCCTTAGCTCATCAGAAACCGCATATTCCATACCGAGTGCTCGGCAGAAACATGAATGAGCATCAAGTTATGGTGAAACGTGGAGGCAAGACCTACATACTGACCATCAACGGGAACCCGAGGGCGGCGCAAGCTATCAATGGCTTACTAAACCCCGATGCTACAGAAAACCCTGGAGCTATCGCATTGAAAGCTATGACCAATTGGATTGCAAGAATGGCTACGGCAAGAAACGTTGAGTTCGCTATCTCTAACGCCATGCGAGATTTGGAATTTTCAACGACACTGATACCAAAGGAGGGGACGGAATATTACGGCAGATACGTTAAGAACTATCTTACGTGCGTCAAGAATATCGGCCGACTTGTCAACCGACTTAATGGCAATACTCTTGATATGTCCAATCCTTTAGAAAAGGCGTTTTACGATTTTATCTACAATGGCGGCGAGACAGGCTATACTTTCATGAAGGGCGTTGAGCGTTATAAGGGCGAAATTACTAAAGCTCTTTCTGAACTTCGCGCCAAGGAAGGAAAAAGTAAGACCGAGCGTCTTGGTAATAAGATAGTTTACGGCCATCATTATATCATTAATGACGCTTGGAATATTTATATGAAGGGGGCGGAATATCTGAGCCGCTGCACGGAAGACTGGGTGCGCTTTGCTGTATTCCTTACCAGCAGACAGATGGGGCGTTCTATGGAACAGTCTATCATGGATGCGAAGGAGGTAACTGTAAACTTCAACCGAAAGGGTGCTGGAAGCAAATCGGCAGGGAAATGGGATGTTTCCAACTTTTTCAGCATGAACAATCTTCATTTCCTCAGCGCTTATGCAGCATCGGCATTCAAGAATTTCTACGCATTTTCTAATGCCAGCATCCAGGGCCTTGACAAGAATGTTAGATTACATCTTAACCATACAGCAGGAATGCTTATGTGGGACGGCGCAGCAGTAACGCTCGGCATGCTTTCTGCCATGTGCATTCCATTGATGTTGTCTGCCATAGGCGGAGACCCAGATGACTACTGGGATATGCCTGAATCTATGAGAAGAATGGGCATTATGCTGCCGTTGGGTAAGGACGGAAGATTTTTAACTCTTCCGATGTCAATTGAGCATCGCGCAGCATACGGCATTGGTGAACTGTTGGGGACGGTTGTTTGCGGCAGCGAAAATCTACCAGCGAGCGAGATTACATTTCAAGCATTTGAGCAATTGTCACAGATACTGCCTCTTGACTTGACCGAAGGCAACGGCAGCATGCTTTCTCTCGTTCCAACAGCGGTGCGACCAGAAGTTGAAATTGCCTTCAACAAGAATTGGCTCGGAATGCCAATCTATAAAGAACCATTCAACAAGAATACACCTGCATTCAGAAATGTTTACCAAAGCACCAATCCTAATTATATCGCCATGTCTAAATGGTTGAATGAGGTGCAGGGCGGCGGCGACTACGAACGTGCAGGTGTGCAGGTCAACCCTGCAATGGTTCAGCATCTCGTTGAATCATACACTGGGGGCGCAGGAAAATTTGTCAGCAGAACCTCTGGCGTTATCGCTAAGATTATCCAAGGAGAGCAGATAAGGTCTAACGAGATACCGTTCTACCGTACCTTGGTAAAATCCGTAGACGACCGCACGCATAATCGTGCAGCACGAGAGCGATTCCAACGAGAATACGACAAGGGGCAAAAGTTGATTTACAAGATTGATAATTACCAGAAAGAATCCGCGAGAGGTAACAGTCAATACGTGAAAGAGCTTGACGAATTTGCTAAGAGCAAGGATTTCATGAGTTATATGCTATGGAAAAGCTATAATTCAGTCAAGAGCCAATTTGACAACGCAAGAAGTTATATTGGCGATGACAAGGATAAACGCGCAGCACTTGACCATGCACAGATGTTAGTGCAGAAAATGATGACAGAATGTGCTCGTGCCGTTGAGGATTCCAAGACGCAGGAAGAGGCCGATGAGAAAATTGGCAGGATTCAAAGCGAGTACACACCTCAGATTAAGGAAACCTTAAGCAAGGTTGAGGATTGACGTAAGATTGACGGGTGCATGAAAATTACCATGCACCCGTTTTTTACAAACAACTAACAAAACGAACAAAAAATAAACAATACGTCTCATAGTAATTTTGCATCAGACGGCAGGAAAGTCCTACCGCATTCAACTTAAAAAACATATTATTATGGACGGAGTAGAAAAAATTATCTGTTGCGACCGTGGCAACAATGACGCCTTGGCTTATGCAGCGATGGCAAACAAACAGTCCGACCCAATGGCGATGGCCGCAATGATGAACGGAGGCATGGGTAATCAGTGGATGAATAATCCATTTGCCTATATGATGTTTCTTGCATTGTTTGGCGGTGCAGGATTCGGAGGCTTTGGAAACAGAGGGAATGCCGTGCAAGATGCAGAAATCCAAAATCAGATTGCCTCTCTACGCTCACAGATGGCCGACAACCACAATGCAGATTTGCTGATGTCGGCAGTCAAGGGTAACGATGATGCCCTCAAAACGCTTGGCGCGAATCTTAATTGTGACTTCAACCAATTGCAGCAGGCCGTTTGCGCTATACGTTCGGCAGTAGATAACGTTGCAGGGCAGGTAGGTTTTAGTGCTGAACGTGTTATCAATGCGGCCGAGCGCGGTGATGCCAGCATTATAAGTGCAATTCAGAATTGTTGCTGCAACACACAGCAGGGTATTTTGAAAATGGGCTATGAGAATCAGCTTGCAATTCAAGGCCAAACAGAATCTTTGAATAGAAGTTTGAATTTCGTTAACTCGTCAGTCGAACGCGGCTTTAGTGCTCTTGGTTTTCAAAATGCGCAGGACAAATGCGATATTATTCGCGCAGGGCAAGATAATACGCAGCGCATAATTGATACGCTCAATTCACACTGGAACTCAGATTTGCAACAGCGTTATAACGATGCACGTTTGGAACTCTCACAGCAGAAGCAGAATGCGGAGCTTATCGCAGCTCTGAAAACGACAACAGCTTAA